TATATTTTTACTGACCAATCCAGTAACTCTGATTTCTAGTGCTTCGTTGGTGTCGTCGGCAACGATACTGGCGGATGTGCCGCTCATGGTTCCTTCGCTGTCGCGTTCCACAATCAAGCTGCCTATTAGCGCTGTGCCGTCTGCTGCATCTCTACGCACACCACCACGAATCGTCCACCATGCTCCGGTATTGTCGGTGTCGTTGTAGGCGGCAAGTTTGATACCAAACGACCAAGTGGTTTCGGCGGGCAATGTTAAGCGATTGCCGGAACCGGGAGTGTCACCATTGAGTGTCAGCACAACATCTGCCGTGGCGTCGGTGGTGGCGCATCGAACTATCAAAATCGTATGTTGCGCATCGCCATTGGCGGCAAAACGTCCCGAAGCGTGACTGGTTTCGCCGTAGCGAGTGGCTTTTGCACGAAATCCGCCACCAATGGTGCTAATGGTGCCGCTGCTGGTGTTGTTGTATCCGCCACCAACGGTGCTGCCATAGCCGCTGTTGGTGTTGCCCTGTCCGCCGCCAACGGTGCTGCACGGGCCGCTGCTGGTGTTGCCAGTTCCGCCACCAACGGTGCTGCTGGTGCCGCTGCTGGTGTTGCCATATCCGCCGCCAACGGTGCTGAGATAGCCGCTGCTGGTGTTGAAAAATCCGCCACCAACGGTGCTGTAGTAGTTGCTGCTAGTGTTGCCCCGTCCGCCACCAACGGTGCTGTTGGTGCCGCTGCTGGTGTTGTTCAGTCCGCCACCAACGGTGCTTCCTTGGCTGCTGCTGGTGTTGCCTATTCCGCCACCAACGGTGCTGTAGATGCCGCTGCTGGTGTTGTTTTGTCCGCCACCAACGGTGCTGCCCGTGCCGCTGCTGGTATTGCTAGTTCCGCCGCCAATCGTCGATCCAATCCCCGTATCTGTTTCTGCGGTGTTTACTACGGTTACTTGCGACCACGTTTGAGAGGCGGCTCCAACATTGCTGGTCAGCACAAGCGTGACATTGTTCCCGCTTTGAGTGGCGGTACTGGCGGTTCTAGTAATTCTCGTCCAAGCGTTGTTGTAAAAATAGCGGATTTCTACCGCATTGGCGGTGGTATTTTCGAAGTCAGCCGCCGGGGAATTCAAAACGGTAACGGTATTGGTGCTAGCGGTGATGTTGTTGGCGCGGCGCACTTTTTGTGCCGCAACATTGTTGGTGCCACCGGCAATGGTGCTGCGTGCGGAACGCGACAGATTGTTTTGTCCGCCACCAACGGTGCTGCGACTGCCGCTGCTGGTGTTGCTAGCTCCGCCACCAATGGTACTGTAGGAGCCGCTGCTGGTATTGGCATTTCCGCCACCAACGGTGCTGCGACTGCCGCTGCTGGTGTTGTCCTCTCCGCCACCAACGGTGCTGACATAGCCGCTGCTGGTGTTGTTCGTTCCGCCGCCAACGGTGCTGTAGTTGCCGCTGCTGGTGTTGAACCGTCCGCCGCCAACGGTGCTGCTGGTGCCGCTGCTGGTGTTGTTATCTCCGCCACCAACGGTGCTGTTGGTGCCGCTGCTGGTGTTGTAAAGTCCGCCGCCAACGGTGCTGTTAATGCCGCTGCTGGTGTTGTTCGTTCCGCCGCCAACGGTGCTGTATTGGCCGCTGCTGGTGTTGTTCGTTCCGCCACTAACGGTGCTGTAGGTGTTGCTGCTGGTGTTGCCATATCCGCCACCAACGGTGCTGTAGCTGCCGCTGCTGGTGTTGAAAAATCCGCCACCGATTACACTACAACTTCCACTCGCCACCTGTGTGTTTGCATTTCTTAAAGTTTGTAAATCTACAGCATATTGTCCTCTAGCATTTCCTCCAGACACTGTGCCATCTGGCATTTGGCCGACAATAGCTCCAGTGCCTTTTGGACCCAGCACTACTCCAATGTCCGCTGATCCCGTTCCTGCGGATTCGGCTCTGAGAATTGCAAATCTGGAAAGGCTATACGTTGCAAAAGAAAGGGATAGTCGTTCGTAGTTCGAGGCGTCGGTAAAAGTGTTGTAGAGATTGAAACGCTGTGCATTTGTGCTGTTGCGCTGCTCAATCAAATTTGTCCCGCCGACAAGCACACCAGACGTGCCAAGCGTCAAACCGGAAAACGTAGGCGTATTGCCAGTGCCTAGACCAAGATTCGTGCGTGCCGTTGCTGCGTTGGTTAGGTCGCTCAGGTTGCTTGCCTTGACCAGCAAACCGCTCAAGTCCTGGTCGCCGGTGTTCGTGCCGCTTGAAGTGCCCGAGAACGTGCCGGATTGCGTTGCGAGTGTGCCCAACCCAATCAACGTCCTAAACGACGATGCCGCCGACAGTGCATCGGTTTTGATTTGACTGAGGTCGAGCGACGTTGCGGACATTACGCAAACCTCTGCTTCAACTCGGCCATTTCTTTGTGTATTGCCAGGATTTGGTTTCGCAATGCATTGCGGTCGTCCTCGCAGTCCTTGAGTCGCAAGTTGACAACCGACAAATCAGCCTCAAACTTTTCGATCAATTCCTCCTTCGCCTTCTCGAAGCGATGGAACAAATAAACCGTTGCACCTACGAGACTGGACATGACCGCACCGCCGAGAATGACCAGCAAGCTTTCCTGTGTCATGCGAACACGCTCTCTTTCGTCCAGTCGATGTTGCGAGGCCCAGGCGTTGACATATCGGAAATTCCAACGATCGCGGTATACGGATGACCGCACAAACGATCGATGACCGTTGGTGATAGCTCGGTCCAAGAGTCGTTGTGCGAATTGAGTCGCCAGATGTAATTGCGACCCGACCGATCCTTGCGAGTGCTGTAGCCAAGCCATGCCGTCGCATGACCACCACCGTTGCTGAGTGACACGTTTTCCAGCACACCGTTGCTTGCATAGAACGAGTTGTTCCACACGGTTCCTGTGTGTACTGCACCCGCACCGCTTGCGAGGTAGTCGAAGATTTGCTGGTAGGACTTGAGCCAACTGAACGATCGAATCTTGAACGTTGATGCCTGACTCCGCATTGCATCGGTAATCATCGATCTTGCATTCGACGGATATGGCGTTCGATACGGCAGTGCCTTCTCAGGCAACATGCCAACGTCTCTGGCAACCTTCAAACCGCCGCCGATCGTACTACCGACATCGCGTCCTAAGAGATTGTCGAACCTTTGCGACTCGAGGTAAGCGTAAAGGCTGGAGAACTGATGCTCGCCGCTGTACTCCTTGAGCCTCATCGCAAGCAGCAGAAGGTACTCGCAGCAGTTCGCAAGACTGAAGCCTTGGCAACTGCCCATGTTGAACTGCTTGTCGTGCCGAACCTTGCCTCTCGGGTCGATCTGCTCCGGTGCTAGGTAATCGCTCGACGACACTAGGAACGGTGTTGCATCTGCCTGTAGGGCAACTCTGTTCTCCAGGTCGATCCTGTAGCCCGTGAAATCCTCCGGTGGTTCCGAAAATGTCAGTTCCGCTTGACTCACCATGCACCTCCGACTCGCAGGAGAAAGCTAGACACGGCACCTCGAGTGCCGTCGTCGATAACAGTTGGAATGTTAGAATCCAAAAGCTTGTCCAAATCAGTTGACGCATTGATGCGCGCATCATCCAAATCCTTTTTGAGAGTGTTGTAGAGTTGTTCCTCGTCCTTGATCTCGCCAGCAGCGACCTTGTCCGCTGCCGAGCGAAACACGCTGGCGTAGTTCTTCGCCGTTTCGGCGTGAGTCTTCTGCACAACACGCTCAATCGATTGTGCCACAGGCTGCGGTACAGGTTTGGGTTGCTGCTGGTAGAGCATGGCACCCATGATGCCAATCAGAATCCAAGGAATCCAGCTTGCAGGCTCTTTAGTCGGCATCGTTCACCTCTTCGTAGCTAACAGGCTCAAGCTCGGAAGCAACCACGCTTGGTTTATCAATTCCATTTTGCAGCCAATATTGAATTAACAGTTTGGCAAGCAACATTAGCAACTCGATAACCATTGGATCTATGCCTCGGAGTCTGCGATCGGCTCGAAATCCGATTAACGCATCTTCGCCGCAGCCTTGGCAATCAATCCAATTGGACCTAATAACCGAACGAGCAAGCATCCTCTGCGCAAGCGACAGTCTGCTTAGTTTCTTTCGGTCTTCTTCGTTTACAGAAAAATCCTCACTCATCGCTACGCCTTTGCCGAGCTGGACCGCAGCGACTCGCCAACAATCCACGATCCAATTAGGATCGCGATGTCGGTAATCTGTTCTTCAGATAGCGGTATGTTCAGCCGCTCCTTGAGCACTACTGCAGCAAGAGCGCCAACTGAGACCCAAAAACGACGAGACTTGAGAAGATCGTTGACGAAACTTGGCATAATACAAATCTCTTTTTGCAAAAACTTGAAAAGCGTAATAGCCGAGTTCAGGGCGGGCAGCGTGAATCTGCCCGCCCGAAAACTACAAAAAGCAAAACCTATTCCATTTGAGCGCAAGCCCACCAATCCATGTTGATCTGGATTGCTACAGAAGCAGCGACAGCAACCTTCAGCCCGATGATCGGAGCCAAAAAGACGCTATCTGGGAACGTCGCCGCATCAATCTCAGAAGCAGTCAATCTTGCAGGAGCCGACGATGTACCTGCTAGATTACCATCAACGTACCACTCCAGAGACTTTGGAACGGCCCTGTAACGGAAACCGAGCTTCTTGTAGGTCGTTCCGCTTGCTGTGAACTTTGCCACCGCATTCAGCTTGGTCTTGGTTGCACCGTCCTGGTAAGTTTGACCATTAGCCTTGTATGCACCATCCCAATCCGAGGTCTCTGGAGTCAGCTTGACGAACCCAAGAAAATTGGTGTCCGCCAAGGCACAAACATTATTAGCGGCAGCCGCAAATAATCCTGCAGATGCTCCGTCAGCAGCCTCAGCTAGCCCAATTGCGATTGAATAGTCATCAGCGGTAATGACATCGACCGACAAGCAAGCCTCAAAGCAAAGATCATTGTTTGCCAACTTAAATGGGGCGCACCTTCCTCGCCCCCACTGAATGACACCCTCGTCGTTCGCACCAGTTGCATCAGAGTCGATGGCAACAATGCCCTTACGCTCGTCAGTGTCCGCAATCTGATTAATGACAATGCCACCATCTGTGACAAGCGTCAAGTACGGACCATCGAGCGTAGCGGCATGAAACGAAAAGAAGTCATCAAAAAAACCAAACACAGGATTTCCGCTTGGGCCCTGATAAGAGCTACCAGTTGGATTCATGTTCGTAGGAGCAGGAAACCCCCGCCACAGCTTAGGCGAAAAAAGCCTCGTCGAAATTTCTTCAAAATGCGTCTGCATCATAAAACCCTTACTAAAAACGGGAGTGTCCCAGCTTTGGGTGGGCGTTGTCCCAATGAAAAAATGGCGGGCGAATTTAACGTCTGCCCGCCAGAGACGTTTATTAAGTCGCTGCTGACACGATGTCAGCAATGACATTAAGCGGTTTCTGTTACAGCGATAGTGCTGTAGCCACGGAAGTTTCCGCGACGGTTGAAGCAAACCATCTGCACCGAATCGTCCATGCAACGCACGCGAACGTTGCTCATTTCTGGGTGCTGGAATGCCTTTCGCTTGCGCATTTGCCGACCAGCGGCATAGTACGCTTTGAAGGTTGCCCAGTTGACACCGAGAATGATTCCGTCTGTTCGGGCATTGACGCTTCCAGAGTTCGTCCAAGCTGGAACCCAGGTCATGGGAACACCACGGACGAAAACAGTTCCGCTCCGAGCAGCCATGTCGTCGCCAATGTTGTCGTTTCCGAGCTGGAGCAAACGCCGACCCGCCGCCAACACACTGTGAGTCGTCAACAACTCCCAATCGCTGCGCTTTTGGTCAACGATGTCAGGTCGCTGAACAGGCGGAGTAAACTGGCAAAGGTCCATCGAGTTGATGACCTTTTCAACAAAGTCGCTTCGGCTGACCGTTGTGTACGGGAAGGTTCGATTGCGCCACTGTGGATATGTAGCACAAGAGATACCGCCAACACCATTAGCCCCCCAACCAACCGGCTCAAATCCGTTAAAGCCTTCAGGAGCGTTGTTTTCGGTAACGCTGTCATTTGTTGCGGTGATCCACCACAACAGGGACGCAACCGAAAATGGAGACTGCGTTGGTCCAACGGGACCGGGGCCAAACACCAAATCCTCCATGCCCGTGTAAAACGATGTCATCAGGTCACGTTCCATGTCCTCGATGTAATCGTAAATCTGACGGCCACCAGTTCGGAAGATTTCTTCGTCGATGTCGTAGTGGTAGTTATTTGTGGTCAACGCCCACTTCAACTCGCCTTGGTCAAGCGTATTGACCCGAGTCGAAGAGTCTCGGTGATACAAACCAACCGTCTGGAAGTTGTCGTTGGTATTGACTTTCACCTTCCATCGGCATTCCGATGTACTCATCGTGTCTTTCTTCAGGTTCCCTGAGAAAAGTCGCGATGCGTACTTGTATTCCTGCAACGGCAAGGACAAGTCCTGAGCTGCAAGCTGTTCTTCTCCAGCAAACTTCTGGTGAATGCTGTTGACAAAGTCATCAATCTGGTCAATCGATAGTGCCATTTGGCCAATTCCTTATGTGTTAAGACCGTTCGAGTTCCTTGTAAAGTCGGTCTGCCTCTTCGCGAGGATCGTCGCGAGGTGGTTGCGGCTTAGTAGGGCTTCCACCCAACCGCATTTGACTTTGCCTTGAAATTCTCTGGGTTTGTTGTTTGAGACGTTTCTTACCAATCTCATCAGCGAACACCATGTTGGCTACTCGACTGACTAATTGGTCCGTGAGTTCTGTCGAACGACCCAACCGCTCAAGACCAATCATCTGAGCTTTAACAGCCACATGAAGGTCTTTTCTGCGTTCCAGTTCCCGCTCAGATTCTTTCCCGGTTTTGCCAAACAATTCAGCGTAACCAAGAGAATCTACATAGCTGTCGAACCGCTCTTCCTCAGACTTGGCATTCACATAAGCAAATTGCGACTCCAGACGTTCTAGTCGAGATTCATAATGGTCTCGCAATCGCGAAAACTCATCAACAATCTCGTCGTCATAGAGATCCTTGCTTAAGGAAACCTCGTACCGATCGCTCGACTTGCTAACAGCAGAATCTTGATCGTCCTCTTCCTCGGTATCTTGTTTCTTGGAGAATTGACCCTTCTCATTACGAGCAGGTTCTTTTTCGCTTTCAGCCATAGCCTTGCGGCCAGCTTCGAGCGCCTTCTTGTCAAGAAAACGCAAAACCTTTTCCAACTCATCGCGACTGGCAAACTCCGACAACTCGGAATCATCAATACCGTACGCGGTCATCTCGGCTTTGACTTTGTCATCAACCCATTCAGGAAGACTTACAGTTTCGCCGGTATCATCGCTGTCGGATTCAACCTCAGCGGCTTTTTCGCCGGATTTCTTCTCGGCGTTTAATTCTTTTGTTGTTTCTGTGTTGCTTGCAACATCAACGTCTGGCTTTTCTTCGCCTCGACGTTCTGCAGCAACCTCTTCAACAACCGCATCAGCATAAGCTTTCAAGCCTTCACTGTCCAGTTTTTCCATTTCAACTGTTTCGCTAGGCATCTCCGTAACCTCCGTCTAAATCGTGAAGACCACGCATTTTCAAGAATTCATTACGTGCGCGGCGACTTGTAAAACGAATTTGACCGCTATCTAAAACAGCAGCCCCTTGTATTCTGTGTCTTCTAATTAGATCCCGAGTTTCGGTGACTTGTGATTTCATAACACCACAACCTTCAGACACTAAAGGATTGTGTTCTGCGTAAGTGTTTGCAGCCATTGCTGGACGAGCAAGCCAATCTGATTTCTTTGGAACGAGCTGATCTAACTCTTCGTGAGAAACAGTTCTTCCGTTGTATTTGTAGGTTATTCCGCCCATCAACCTGTTCCTTGCAACATTGATTCTCTTTGCTGCGAATTGATTTGCGGATTACCGCCCATCAAAGTCTGAATCAGAGCATTGTTTCTCGCCTGCTCTGTTCCACCTGCACTTACGTTGCGACGTATCGTTTCTCTCGTTGTTACTGGCGATTGCCTAACAGTGTTCTGGTCGCCACCAAGCATTTCGGCAGGTGCTGCAAAAGTAATAAATCGCTTAAACTCTGGCCTGTTTTTCAGTCTGGCAATTTCGTCAACGATGGCTTCGGCATCGATCGATGCTCCCGACGCCTGGAACATTGGCCAAAGCGGAGCGATTTGTTGCAAGACTTGGAACAACTCTTGAAGCTTTTGTTCTGGCGTTTTGAAGACCATTGAATATGGTTCGACTCGAAAGTCATAGTCTTCAAACTCTCCATCCCGATAATCTGGCGTCCAGTCTGAATTAACGCTAATACCACTGTTCTCAACAGGCATAGCAGTCTTGAGTTCAAGCGTTGAGTCCTCCCACATCAATCTCCCTAAATCCAAAACAACATCCGAAGCAAACGAAACAACTGCCATTCGCATGTCTGCAACGTTTTTGGAAACGTTTCCGTGAATCAGCTCTTCTTGGCCAAGAGTTGACGCTTGCTGACCAAGACCACCCATTGCTTGCAAATTTCCAGCAAATCGGTCGTATTCCGCTTGCAGGAATGTCGCGAGAGCCATGTCTCTTTGATCAATCCCGCCTACTTGAAATTGCTTAATTTGCTCTGGGCTCCGACCTCTGTACCATCCATTTCTTTCTGATGTCCTGAGTCTTTCTGCGTCGTCTTCCATGCCTGGAGGGTATACATTCACCACGCGATGAGCATCGGAATCATCCTCCATGCGACGGTGGAGCCTATTCTGCAGGTCGTGCATACCCTTCAAGTTAATAGCTGGCGATGTTGGAATGACATTGTCTGGAGTGTCGCCAAGAGAAAGAAACTTGTACGGACCAGATTGACATCCAATCCATTCTCTTTCGATAAGCGGAGGCAAATCTGCTTGATCAACCGCAAACGTTGCGATGGAGTTGTTTTCTGCAATCCAAACATCCATCATCCATATCATGTCTTTCAAATCATCGTCTTCCGCGCTTCCCCAATCTGAAGCAATATCCCGTGCGGCGCCGACAGAATCCTGATGCCGACGATTTGTTGGCTTTAATTTGTCTTTGACTTTCTTGTCGTACCCTGGCTCGTCCATGACCTTTTCGTAGTCAGCACGATACCTGTGACCGCAATATCGCATCTTGGTCAGTTCTTTGGCTGGCATGTCAAGAATCAGGTCGTCAATGGAAACTCGGTTAAACCAAGGCTGGCCTGGGTCCAACCAAACATCTTCTTCAGATTCAAGCATTCCATGAAAACGAGTGTCGGTGTCTCTCATCATTACAACACCGCACCCAAGACAGAAAAACGCATCCATGACAATTGCTCGAATTGTCTTATCAAGCGTCATATCGCTTATAAGTTTATTGAGATTTACCTCAAATCGAGCAGCGAACGGCAAGGTTTCCATTCGCGATGTGGAAACCAAAACTTGCGGATTATTTGCGGCAAGTGCAATAGTGTAGATGCGAGCCGTCTGGTTCATCAGGTTTACGAGCGTTTTGTTTTCCGCACCTGATTCTGCGTACCAAGATCCAACGTAATCCTTGATAAGCTCTTTTCGAACACGACGAAACGGCTCCATCGCATCACGCGATGAGCGTATGGCTTTAAGAAGTCTCGCTCGTTTTTCGTCGTTATCTAAATCAAACATCCACAGCCGAAATGATTACGGAGCTATTCCGAACTTATTTCGACTGGGTTTTATCTCCAGCCAGAGCTAAATTGACACTGTGTCAAACAGTTTTCTTGTTAGACGCTGGCGATTTCGATCCTTCGAGAACCGCCTTTGTTTGAGCAAGATTTAGAGCAGACTGAGAAAAGTGCAGTGCCTTCTGAGCATCTGGCTGAGCTTTAACTTGGTCAGCCAACTTTGCAATTGCAACATCAATCTTTTCGCTTAACTCATCTACCATCCTACACCAATCCTTCAGGTTTTATCCTTGAATCTTACCTACGCAACACATCACGTATCCCATATCGTGGACTACCCGTGTTAATGCCGCGTCGCTCTTGTCGCTCTCGCCACAAAAAGCTTCCATATTCTGGATTCTGACCGTTTTCCGTGTCGCTGTCAACTTTATCATTTGCGTGCTCTGATGAAAATATATACCAGCAACCAGCCGCCGAAATAGCTCTGTCTGCATGGTTTTTGTTGCCAGCACCTTTGTTTTTTGTCGGAACATGCAAGAGTTTGTCGCCGTCCCATTCATACTCTCCGCACTCCGTAATCATTTCCTCAGAACGCGGAATGTATAAACCGGCATCCATCGCCATTGAAATGCGATCAAACAAGTCTGCCTTGTCGGAATCTCTGCGAACTGGCCAACCTACTCTGCGAGTTTTTGTTTGAGATCCGAATTGTTCAGAAGTGCGATAAAACACATTCCAGTACCCGAGTTTCGCTATTTCATCCGCAAAACCTCCAGAGTTGCCAGCGTCTTCCCAGCCGAGCAAAGCTTTGCGCATCCACACGCAAAGCGCTACCACGGTAAATGCAAACGCCCGAGGCTCAACTCCTTTGATTGCGTATTCCAGCACTTGTTCTCCGCTGCTGTTGTCAAGCATGGAGATGACGGAAGGCGTTGCGACTGCTGACATACCGCCCGACGCAACGTCGCAACCTGCTGTATATGGTCCGAGCGGAGGAGAGAAATCTATCCCAGGACGAAACCACAACCTCAACGGCCCATCGTCTCTTGGAGACAACCCCACAACTTCTGGTCGCTCTTTGTCGATTACTGGTACGCCCTGCCAAACAGGCCGTTTGCAATGCTCTTTTTTCATTCGTTCGAGCAAAGCAGGTTGGAAGCACTTGCTAGCTGCGCCCTTTGCATCCATGTCAAGTTCACGCGCAATAAATCGAGGTGTAGCACCTGGAAGGAGGCAATGGGAGTCGTACCAAGGCGATCGGAACCTCCCTTCAATCACATGCCCTCTTCGTTCGATAGCACGCAACTCGCGAGCATGGGTACTAATGTACTCATCGACAGCTTCTTGCTCTTCGGGCCTGACTGATTTGGCAATTCCATTTTGCTTGATGTAAGCAAGCTTTGAATGAACTGGATTGTCTTTCCAATTCAAAGAATAGACTCGAGGGTTATCTGGATCGGTCGCAGATTCGTAGAACACGCCAGCGTCGGCGCCAAACGTTGAGCACAAAAATACGCAATTCGTGACATGCGCCACGCTGCTCATGATTTTGTAGTCAACACCACCAGCAATGAACTCTTCAGAGCCTACTTCGTCAAATGCGAACATACTGGTTCTACCACCACGCGCCACGTCTGCTGTTGCTGAATACCCAACCCATATTGAGTTTGTCTTCGGCAATCGAATGGTATGGTCGGTAATGTTGCGATCGTACTTATCTAGCATCCACACTGGCAGCTTATCGAGCATCGACGACAACTTGTTCATGACAGCCGATGGATCCTTAGAGTCCATCATCTTTTCGTTACGAGAAACCAATCCTGACGAAAAACCATTTTCAAACAATGCACGCCGAATTTGCACACCAAGATAGGTGTACGTTCCACCTTGGGCTCGAGACTTCTTCACTGTAGCGGAAACAGGATGACCTTCATTCATTCCTTCGGTTATTGTTTCATCCATGCCAACGATAACTGCATCTTGATGGGGCCAAGGCACAAACGGACGCAACTTAATTCTTTCGCGAGGTTCTTCTACCCACAAAGCAAATGCAAAGAAGAAAAGAACATCATTTTCGCACGCTTGTATTAAAGCGTTTCGAAATTGCTCGTCTACCAATGCTCTTTCGCGGCAGCGAATGCGCCAGCGTAGATTTTCCTCAAGTCCGCGAGGAACCAAATCGTAAAAAGGTGTGTTCATGCCAAGATTGTGCAAATTACAATCAACTTAGTCAAACTTGGCAAATATCAATTTCTTAGACTTCGCTCCAACGCTTCTCCTATCGACATAACCTTCAGTCTCGCCCTCAAAGTGCTTTCATTAAGTCCATAAGCCTCGGCCCACTGTTTGATGGTCATGCGTTTACCAGCATACGATATGCCGCAGGATCCGCAGCTTGAAGTGTGTCCGCTGCGAAGATGATCAAGACGAACTTCCACGTTCGCGCCACAGTCACATTTACATTGGAATTTACGCTTGCCATTCGAGGAAATTTCGCAAATCACCCGCAACTCCCCGTATTTCTCTCCTGCAGCAACATTGATTCGACGCATCAACAATCCCACTTTCTTCGAGCTTTCCTGAGCCTGCTGTTCGGGTCTTTAGCCGCTTCCGGCCACATTTTCATCTGACCGGCGCTACGAGCACAGAAAGATTTTCTGCGAGCGGCAGACTTCGGATATTTTAACGCTTGCTCTTTCGAAACGGGTGGTTTGAGATTTGACCCTTCGGCTTTAGCCGAAGCCCTGCCCTTAGCGTTCAAGCCACCATCTGGATCTTGACCTTCCGCTCGAGACCAAGCAGGGGTTTTGTACTTCCTCTTTGTCATTTTACTTGCTCTTCGGTTTTGGTTTCGGTTGAGTTTTCTTTTGGGGATTCGACTTCTTGCAACTCCCCTTACTGTACGCCTTTTTGCCCTTTACGGGCTCGTAACCTTGCCAACATCTATTGTCTTTCATCCGGCCAACCCTTCATCTGAGTGTTATTTGCCACGCACACCGAACACAGCCTAGCAAAATTGCCCCAAAAACGAAATTACATCAAATACGCTCCCACCCTAATTGACTTATTGCGTTACGGGGGCTATCCTTGGAGTAGGAGACTTGTTTTCTGCTTTTTGCCAAGGAGATTTGCGATGACGATTGCCATGTATGTCCGTGTAAGCACTGAAGAACAGAACGAAGATGGTCAGCGTCGTGAGTTGAAAAAATGGATCGTTGCCAACGGAATCGACTACAAATCCGTTCATTGGTACGTTGACAAAGCCAATGGATCTACGTTGGATCGACCGGAGCTTGACCAGCTTCGACGAGACGTTCGGAACGGGACCATCAAGACCGTTGTCGTTTGGAAACTTGATCGCTTGTCCAGAAACGCAATGCAAGGTTACAACCTGATAGGAGAGTGGTGCGACAAAAAAGTACGGATCGTCTCCGTCACTGAGCCTATCGACCTTAGCGGGCTTATTGGGCAGGCTATTGCCAATTTGTTTCTTACTTTTGCTCAGATCGAAAAGCAAAACATCAAGCAACGCCAAACTGCTGGCATCGAAGCCGCCAAAGAACGTGGTGTGTACAAAGGCAGGAAGCCAGGAGCTATCAAGGCGGGTGTCAATCTCAAAAAGGTATTCAAGCTTCGCGACAAAGGATTTACGCAAGAAGAGATCGCTCGAGCAATGGGAATCAGCCTTAGCTCCGTAGGCAGATACTTGAAATTAGAGCAGGATGTAGCACTAAAAGATTAGTTACTAATCATCTCCAACCTCGTCAGCGAGCATCCGCCTTAACTCGCGAGCTTCTACAGTTAGCGACTTAGCCAATTTTTCCAATGACTCAACTGCCCGCTGCTTTACGTCTTTTTCGACTGCAATCAACGACCGATCTCGCTCACTGCCAGAAAGAGTTTCTACTAACTCAGCCGCTTGTAAATGAAACTCTGTCTTAGTGCATACTTTTCCGTGAATCACCTGGGACCGATTAGCAGCGCGTGAAGCCTGCACCTTGTGCCACTCAGCAAGAGATCGAACATCCATTTGCATCGCTCTTTAATTACTTTTTGCACTGGATAAAAATCAAACAATCCAAATCGGTCGTTCAGGAGTCTAACCCAAAGCAACTACGCCGCATGAAGCGAAATTTGAGTTGCAACACCATCGACCGCACAAACATCTTAGCATCACGCTAGCCTATCTTCTACGCGGCCAGACATAAAGCCGCTGTGTCGAATACGGGCTCCCATAACCGTACGGATTGTTGATGCTGTCAGAACTAAAGGGAGAGCCATACCGCCCATAAGGATTGGAAATCGAGTCCGACGCGTAAGGATTAGAACTCAACTCACCAAGATACCGCCCGCTTCGAGTGTAAATCCTCGGCGGGTTGGTCGCATACGGGTTCGTCCAAGAGTAATCGCTGTACGGGCTCCCGTACCGGCTGTACGGATTCATCAGCCCATCTTGACGGTAAGGACTTCCGGCACCGTAAGGATTACTCAGCGAATTGTCGTCGTAAGGACCAGCATTCAGATCGCCTAACGAATACTGCCCATACGACAACGACGAAAACAACACTACCAACAAGACACTTAACAGAGATCGCATAGATCCACCCTCCATACGCATAATCGAAAACCACTACCCAACGTTCGATCAATCTACCAGTATGGACCCAAGAACGCAACAAGAATGTTGTACGCAACAAAAAACGGCATCGCGGCAGGAGGTAGCGGACGCCCAGGGGAGACGGATCAATTTCCGGCAGGATGCTAACAAATTTTGCGGATCATCTAATAAAAAATGGGCGGGCTATTTCCACCACTGGTAGCGATGAGCATTTCCAGTGACTTCCAATCTCTCTACGGCTCCCCCGCATCTCCGTAGTTCATCTGGGAGCGACCCAGCAAACTCACTCCTCGTCAAACACCAACGAAGAAACCTTGATCCACTCCAACCACCTCAAACCCCGAAACCGAACAATACTAATCTTACCAATCCACCACCCACACTCCGATACAATCCGACGACGACCACGCCACCTAGCAGGAATAAAATACTCACTGTCACCAAGATATATCACAACATCTTCGTCAGGTAACCGCATAAAATCACCATATCAGCATGGACCCGATAGAGCAACCGAAAATGGGTGTGCAATGAGAAGGGGCATACGCTGGGAGTCCCGCCGAGCGGGGTGGGGGGTCTGGGTCGTTTTCCGGCGTCCAATGCTTGTGATCGTCCTTGCGGTCCAGTGTCGGTGCCATCGATCTCAACGACAAACACACGTCAAATAGGGTCTCCAGTCCGCAGCGCTCGAAAACACAGGGAAAACACGCAGGAATCACCGCAGAAAACCCCCTTCATCAAGCGTATACCCTAGCAGGCATGGCAATGTGGCAGTCTCACCCCTCGACCATCTCCGCGAGGAGTTTGCGGATGTCATCGATGGCTAGCCGTTCCCTGCGAACGTGCTCCCGTTCGTCTTCGAGGCTCGCTGTGGCTTTGGCCGCGACATCGACGAACTTGGTGTAGGCTCGGATGCTCGTTTCCAACCAGCCCAACGCCGCGTAAGAGGGTGCCGGGGTCAACGCTCGGGACAGATCGACGACCGACCTCTCTCCAACGTCTGTGACGCACTGGAGGCGATTGGCCTGCACCCACTGGATCTCAGCGGCGAGGGGAGCATTAGCGGGCAACTTCCCCCAGATCTCCGGCAGATCGCCAAGGCCGACAACCTGGGAATCGGCGTCACCCCGCGCGCGAGCGCCGGATCCGCTCTTGCCGTCGGTAACGCCGTCCATGCGAGAAGCCGCACCCCCCTGCGTTTGCCCTCTCGGTTCCCCCTCAGTCCGATTCCCGTCGCCATCCGGTCGCGGAAGCTCTTCCCACGGTTGCGCCGCTGTCGCTTCCGTCACTGTTGATGGTAGCGGTGGGAACATCTCGTCGATCGCGAGGTATGCGCGCCGTTGAGCGTCGTCCTTGGTTAACCCGGCATCACGCGCCTCGCGGATCAGCGTGTCCTTTGCGGCAACAACTTCGGACCAGCGGTCTTCAGCGAGGAGTCGGCGGTAGATGCGGTACTTCAGTTCTACCAGCGGTTCGTTGGCGGTTTGTTCGTTGTCGTCCATGTTCCTCGGTCTTTCAGCGCGCATACCCCCCCCTCCCCCCCAAACTGGTAAAAACATGCGTTTTCCCAGGGTTTTTGGGGTTTCGATAGGTATTGGATACCCTATCCATACCCTATCCATAGGGTATCTATACCCTATCGCCCCCCGTTGGCTCTGCGGGCTGTAGGGGGGCAAGCGAACTGGCTCGGTCAGTCCTGTCGGTGATTGCCTGGGTCTGTGCTTTCGCCTTGGACGCTTTTCTGTGGGGGGCAACCACACTCCCCGCGTTTCGAAGATCCTACCAAATTTCGTCCCGAACGCAAACTCTGCGGGTGCGGTCCTCGATCCTGCAGCGACTTCCCCGCCGCATTCCCAGTCAATTTTCCGAAAAAACTTTCCTGGCAAAAAAACCAGCAAAACCCCTGCGAAAACCTCTATTTCGAACAGTCAAATAGGATTATTTTGGATTACCCTAATTGACTTGCTCTCCGAGATCCGATATTGTGAATAAAGAGACCGAGGTTGTCTCGGTCAAAAGAGTTCTAGCTGACCCCGCAAGGGTCAAGGAGAATCGACAGTGAAAACCATTTTTGAAACACGTTTCGCGAAAGTTGGCGAAACATCCTCGCATTACCAATCAGCAAGGATTACGTCTTCCGCCGCCGCTTGCCATTGGGCGAAGCACTGCCTGGGCGAGTATTTCAGCGACAAGCTGGATCAGGAGGAATTCCTGATCGCGATTTTAGATACGAAATTTTTCGTTCGTCGCGTCGTCCGCATCACTCGCGGGACGTTGGACGCGAGCTTAGTTCACCCCCGCGAAGTCTTTAGGCCCGCAATTGCAGATGCGGCCTCGGCGATTTTGTGCATCCACAATCATCCCTCAGGAGATCCCACGCCAAGCCCCCAGGACCACCAAATCACCGAGCGCCTGCGAGAGGCTGGGCGAATCTTGGGTATTAACGTCCTCGATCACATTGTGGTGGGCGATTACGCAGTATCGTTGGCGGAGGTGGTATCGTGAACCTCGAACAATTCGTGAGTGCATACATTGCATGCGCTTTGTGGTCTTCAGTCGACGAAAATTGCGAGCCGCTAGATCTGTACTCACCTGACGACATCGACCCGCAAACCCTTGAGGTAATGCGGTCGGACTGCAAAGACTTCATTGAGTCCAATGCGGACCTCCTCAAGGGTCTCGACCCAGAGCAATGCGGGCATGACTTTTGGCTGACCAGGAACAGGCACGGCGCTGGGTTCTGGGATCGAGGCCTTGGAGATGTTGGTCAACAGCTCACTGAGGCATGTCGACCATACGGCGAATTCAACCTCTACGAAGCTGAAGGGGTGATCCATGGCCAGTAAGATCAAACAACTCAAAGAGGCTATTCGACATCCGTACTCGTGGCCAGGAGGCTACGAGATCTCTGCCATCATGTCAGATGGTGGCGTTCTCTGCATGAAGTGCTGCAAGGAGAACTTCAGCAACATCGTGGATAGCACCAAGAAGGACATTCGGGACGGTTGGAAACTCGAAGCGATCGACTGCATCTGGGAGGGCGATTGCAACTGCGATCAATGCGGAAAGAGCGTGGTAGTGTACCCGAGCCACGAAGAGTAGCGACGTTGCGAGGGTGAGGGGCTGATCTTTTCGCCCCGATCCCCCGCGACGTTGCGGGTGTGTTATGTGTTCTAGCTGCCCCGCAAGGGCAAGGAGAAATGACGATGGTGACCAAGACAAGAAAGCTTATCAAGACCAAGGCCGAGCGCATGCTCGCGGACAAGTTGGATTTTCGGGGGAAGTACCTCGATTCGTTGTTGGCCAAGGCGTTGCAGAATCTGAAACTGGAATCGCCACTGCCCGACGCAGCAAGCTACCTGCGCGCGATGAAGCGACGGCGCGCCGAGCGGATCAAAGCGAAGTGGGGAATGGGAGTCCGCGCATTCGAGCGACTGCGCGAAAAGGGCAGGCAAATCCTCAGGGATTTTAGCACTGGTTATTCTATGGGCGAGTGGAAAACGATTGAGATTGGCGGGGAGGTTTTTCTGCGGGTTGACAACACTCGCGAATACGCCACTTCGTCGCGGTACAAAGCAACTCATGGCGACTTGACGATCAGAATCGACCTGCTCAGTCTGCGCAAGATCGAGCGCATACAAGGTGTGTGGACAATTCGTCGGGCAGGAAATCGCGCCAGTTGGTTGCAAAGCGAAAGCAGCAAGAACCGCTACCGCATCCGATGGGTACACGGATTTCTCGTTGGCGCATCGCATGGAGCTAGTATCGAGGAGTGCCGAGCGCTCGAGGAAAAGAAGGCGATCCGAACCGACGAGGGAGAGATCAAACGCCTGGATCGATTCGTCGGTCTCCAAGACAGAGTGACCGCAGGAGCCTGCGAAGCTGGCGTACTGGCGTTTTGCCAGCGCCACAACCTGGATCCGAGCATGGGCTACCGTATGGATTACCTTTTGCAATTGGACGACCCAACAGCCAAGCCTTACATCGGAATATTGGCGCGACGGCTCGCACGTAGCCGGGCATAACACAACATCCAACAACCACAATGGAGGATCTTAAAATGAAGATAGGAACGCGATTAGTGATTAGTGACCCAGATACGATACTAACCGGCGCGGAGGTCGTTGTGACTGACACGATACGCGAAGGTCGGTATTTGTGCCAAATTGTCAAATTGCCACAGTCTGACAAATTCAAGAAGTCAGGGAGTTTCTTATTTCATCTCGGTCGGCAAGTTTACGTTAGCAATGGACAGTACGAACAATCGCCACAACAAGGAGAAAAGCAATGACCACAGCAACCGCAATAAGCGAAGCGCGTACGATGGCCGAACGACTGCTAAGGCTCGATCCCTCGGGAGGGCGCGTGTTTCTGGGTGCCAATGCTCAGAATGGAGTCAGCCATGAAAACTACTCAGTTGACTACTTTGCCGACAATTCAATATTGATTTGGGCTAAGGGTGAGGGTTGCATCGTCCTTGATGGTGCCCAAACGTACTATCGCGATACGGTTGAGCACCTTGCGCGATGCCTTGGGACATTTACCAAGGCCGAGCGCGCGGCCATGATCGGCGGCAAGTCGAAATGGATTGATGGCATCCATTGGAGCGCGGACGGCGAATGCATCGGACTGTAACCACGCTACGTTTCGGGATCGCGCTCTGGTCTGGCCAGGGCGCATTCCTGCAACGTCGCAGGAACACAACACCACAAGGAGATTTATTATGGCAAGGGCAGCAAGTGTATTCTGGGAAAACAATCAGCCGATCAAGCCGATGGGACCGTCACCAGTTGAGCAGAGGCAAGCCGAACTACCCAAGGGTGATGGTGATTGGCCTGGAGCTGAACACGTTTGGAGGAAACTCCAAGAGGCAAGCCACTACCTTGCGAAGAACAAGCATACTTATCTCAGCGCGGATCATGTCGAGTGCATGGCAGCAATGGGAAGTGGGCATGAAGAAACAATGAAACACCAGTTATCCATCGCCTACGCATACTCATGGGCGACACCCGAACACGAGGCTGCACTGTGAGAACCATCACACTGTCTGAATACGAAGCAATCCATCCCGATAACCGGGGGACATGGACGACCGAACGAACGGATCTTCCTGACTGGGATAGCATCCGCGACCAGTACATCGGCAAGCGAACGATGATGGCGGGCGACGGTACTTGCTCGCTGTTGATCGAAGGGCTTAGCTTCGAGATCATCGAGGACGGTAAACAATCAGGGGAGGAAGTATCGTGAAAAAATGGATTTTGGTGGTCGCAATTGTGTTGTCCTGCGGTTGCGCTGGGCAACGAGCCAGGGTAGTAGTCACGAGGGTCAACGGTGAGCCTTCGGTGAGTTTTGAGTTTGAGAAGGAGACTGGATGTGAGCAAAGCAATCTACAGGATCACGCAAGAGCGAATTGAAAACGGAGTGGTAACAAGCGGGCGTATCGCGTCGGCTGAAAAGTGGGCACATGCCTATCGCAATATCCTGGGGGATGTATGGCAACGCGACGTCCTGATCGCAGCCTTACTGATGCATGAAATGGAATGTACATTCGATGGGTGCTGCGAAACGCCAGAGGAATTAGCCACGGAAGAAGATCGTTTGGCAGCTATCAAGCAACTGTTGGGCACGATGGGAGATCATGCTTTCGATTCTGAGGAGCTGCAGCGCCTGCTAAAGTACGAAGAAGAAATCAGATCTGGCAAGTATGCTGATGAACTTGACGATGAAGACGAATAGTCAGATTACACTATGTGCCTCCTCCACTCCCCTCGTGCAGCCCTCAGCAAGCTGCGGCGCAAGCCTACGCGGGGGGGGTGGGCTTTTCTCACCACTGCTTTTCAATTGCGTGACCTGCTTCGACGATCATCTGGTTAATGGTCTTGCCTTGGGTCTGCCGAAATTCTCCCAGGTAGCGACCGTACTTCTCTCGCCGATCCTTGACCGTCTCCAGCGTCCATTCACTCTCCACCGGCATCGCATCAATCAGCCAGAGACGCGCCGCCTTGCCCTCTGCGGTATTCATTTCCGGCGCATCAATGCCAGCCAACCGCACCCGCATGTTGAGCCTGATGTCAAATCCAAGATCGGTCGCAACGTCAACGGTATCACCGTCGATTACCTTTAGGATTGCGCATTTGTACTGATACATTAGATTCTCCATTCGTTCTTTGTGGCTTCGTTGTCAAACGCAGTAACCGCGACAGCCAGCGCAGACCACAAGTGATTGGAAACACCATAACACGGGCCTGGATCACGCTTCGTTCCGACAGCGCCAACCTTATCTATCAACGCTTGTCTTACATTTGGATCTTTTGCGCGAGCTGTACCGCACAGGTGCAATTTGATGTCGCGTCTGGGGATTAGCCGCATCCAACTAGCGACCTGATGCAGCCTCCCGATCTGCAACACCGTTTGGAACACCTCACGACCAACTGGCATTCCGAAACATTCGACGATCTCGCAGGCAATTGGAAAGCACGTTTGTCCGGTGATCGCTTCGATTGCGTTTTCCGTGTGGAGATTTTCGCATCGAACCACACGAACTCCATCGAACCATACCAACGCATGTTCACTTGGCCCAGGATCGATCCCGATAATCATTTCAACAGCCTTTCCATAACCGCTCTCATCTCCTCGCACAGAATTTCCGGCATCCGTGTGATATTGTGCAGCCGTTTGATTTCGTAAAAAGCTAGCTTGAATGCGGTATCTGCATCTGCACCGCCATCAAATTGCCTCATTGCGGCGCGTTCGATGACAATTTCAATGATGTGCTCATCATCCACCTGACTCTCCAATCAGTTTCACGATTGATGAGGATACGCCAATTGACCGAACGGACTGCTCGGACAACTTGGCTCGCTCCGGTTCGCACCGAATCAATCTCGGCACCGGCGCAACAAGTTTGCCGTCTACGACCTCCTCCTCAGACAACCCAGGGACTGGCTTGGCCAATTCCGTAGAAATCCCAGATGCCGCAAACGACTGGTACGCTTTCAGAAATTCCTGCCGCACCCACTTTTCTTCCTCCGCGCCGGAGAAACGAGAGCAGAAATTCGGCCAACCTCCCAAATTGCGCATAACGGCGTTACAGACCTTGTCCTGAAAGTCGATGGTTTTGTAGCATCCATGCCTCAGCGCTCGCTGTACGTCATTCCAGGCGGCTACAGAGCGATCTTCTGCCGATGTAGACTTTCCGACCAGCTTTCGAAGGTCGTAAGGCTTGGGCAGCACGCTCCGCTCCCTGATCGCCAGCAACACCGCTCTCTGAAGGTCGTCAACACTCAAATCCGCCAGCCCCATCAGGTAGCCGTCGTATGAGGCTTCCGTTGCTTCAACGCCGAACGCTTTGTGGAGCGCGGCGATCGTGGTACGAAAATCTTTGATGTTCATTCCAGCCCCTCCAGTAATCCCATGCTGTTCCGCCAACGCTCCTCAAATCTCTCGCCTGCTGAGTCGGTGTTTTCGTCCCGAATCTGCGCGAAGGTCTTCTTCTGGTCTGATCGCTGCCATGCTGCACGATCGTCTTCCCACCTTTTGCGATTCAAAAACGTTGCGGGCATGCAGGAAAACTCGCCAGAGCCTAGCGGACTTTCGCCGTATTCCCTCGCCGATTCAATCAGTACCTCAGCCGAGACGAGTTTGACCGCTTTTTGCCAAGCCTTCGCAGCCTCTGCTTTATTCACTCGCCGCACTTGTGGGTACGCATTCCAAAACGCCTCAAACTCTTCGGAATACTTTTTGACGGACGCTTCTCCAGCACTTTCTTTTGGCTTTTTTGCTTTGGGTTTTTCGTTTGGTTGCCGTTCTAAGAGCCCATGCTTGCGAAGCAAGGCAAACACTGGATTGTGCGCTCGGCAAGACTCGGAAATTTTTCCGTACTGATATTCGATGAACTTAACTACGCACCATTTTTTACCGCCCGCCAAGGATATGAGCCGAGTGTCGCACGCCTTGCAGAAATCCCCCCAGTCGACCGCGACACCAATTTGAAAGTTGGCCAAATCCTCGTCTATTTCAAGCACTCCCGCTGCATCGCATTTATCGAGCATGTACATCCAAGCCAACTTGTACTCCGGTCGCAAAGAGCGAAACCACTTATCGTCCCATTTCAGCGTCTCGGTGAATCGCTTGGCCATTTGCGTCCTTCCTACCGAACTTCAAGTGATTGACTCTGAAAAACGTTCGGTGCCTCACCTCGCCACCAGTCCCGAGTATCCTCGCGCTCTGGATCCGTTTGGGTCCAAGATCGCCTAAGATAAGGCGCTGTTACCTTAACAACACGGCTTGCCTCGTAGACCGTTACCGTCCAGCTTCCACCGCAGCGAACAGGCAGATCCTGCTGCGTGGAAACCATTCGCCACCCCCAGTTGTGCCGCTTGCCGTTGTCCTCATCCATGTACCGCCACGCGATCACTTGGACAAACACCGGCTTACACTCGCGATCGTACACCGTGTTCAACTCCAGCATGTCCATCGAGTGTTGCTCGGCGATGTCAACGTCGTTTCCGAAGCAAGCTGAAACGAAAAGTAAAAGTGGCGTCCGTGCCATGCGGCACCTCCGTGTTGTGTGTTTTGCATCGTGTTTTAGTTCTTCGCTACGGTATGGTCTGCGTCTTGCGTCTTTCTTTGGTAGTAACGCCGGTGGATTGCATCGTTCTTTGGTCCTTAAATTCACTGCGGTTTCGGCGGATTCCCAGCACAATCGTTGTAACCTCGGTTCTTGCATCGTTTTTTGGTTGTTAAATTCGCGAAGGTCTGTTCCTTTCGTCTGCTCATCTACTCACCTCCTCTGCATCGCTCTTTGGTCTTTTAATCCGCTGCTGTGTCAGCGTCCACTTTACAGAAGTTGCGCTCTAACCTTGCATCGTTTTTTGGTTGTTGAGTTCACTGCGGTCATTCAACCCCCAAAATGAAATGTCTGCACTTGTCACCTTGCATCGTTCTTTGTTTATTAACTTCACTGCGGTGGTTCAGGTTTCCGGTTTTCGGGGATCAGCCTCTTGCATCGTTCTTTGTTTATTAACTTCACTGCGGTACTGATCGTCACGCGATGAAAAGCGAGAAGCCAGTCTTGCATCGTTCTTTGTTTCTTAACTTCATTGCGGTCCAGCAATTTATCCCGAATTAGCCGTCTACAGTCTACTTGCATCGTTCTTTGTTTATTAACTTCACTGCGGTGTGAAGACAAGGTGGAGTTACTCGAATGGGCTGTTGCTTGCATCGTTCTTTGTTTATTAACTTCACTGCGGTCAAGATGAAGCGAGCGACTGACGAGGTCTTTGTGCCCCTTGCATCGTTCTTTGTTTCTTAACTTCACTGCTATAGCCCTACGTTTCCATAAACGAAAACGCAGGGTTCAAATCACCTTTCGCGAGAGGCTAGAGTTAGACCCTGGCTCCCACACATAAGCTCAACGTCTCTTTGAGGCTTGTGTTCTCGACACGTAGCCGCTCGCATTCCTTCTCAGCGGCGATACACTTTTCCTTCCACGAAGGCACAAGACGCTCTCGCGGCTTCTTATCCATTTCTATCGTCTCAGCGATGAGGTCTCGGATGTTGTGCCTTGTCCAGTCATTGCGATCTGGATGCGCTTTTAAAACTGCGTGTAATGTCAAAAACGATGCAGCAGTATCGCTCAACTCCTCATCTAGGAAATCGAGTTCATTGGTTCCGTGCTCTGCGTGCCATGCCCGAAAGTCCTCGTCTTCGTAGCAATCCGACAGGAGAGCGACTCTGTCGAATAGCAACTCGCTACCCTTCTTGCGCAACTCCCTCGCTTCGTGCATTTTGAGTTCCCATTTTTTTGCTCTTGCCATTTTGTAACTCCTCGTAAAACGTTCGATAAACAACACAACACTTACAAACTGGGAGCCGCCGCTTACGCTGCATCTCCACGCTTTGGATCACTAACTTTCCGCACGCCACGCACGCCGTTGGTGGTAGCCTTGGGCTTCTTTGGCGGCTTCGGCTTTTTGCCATACTCAATACCCTCCGATTCACACTTCGACGCTAACATGGTTCCGAACTGAAAGTAGTCCCAACTCATTGCCGATATCCTGTCATTGCCAACAGTCGATAAGTACCGGCCCTCTCTGTTTTCGTCCCTGGGTTGAAGATACACAATGCGACCACATCCCTCACGTATAGCAAGGTTAACAACCTGCTTTGAGACTTCGTTGTTGTACCTCTTGGTAAAATCCTTCCATCTACTTGAAAGTTTCGTCCACACCGCATCCGCCCGCCTGCGTCCGTGACCTTTCTGATTCGATCCAGACCATCGATAGTGTGTCTTGCGACTATTTCGTTCTCTGATAATGGCTCGTCGCGCGTGTTCTACGTGAGCGCCATTGCCACCGAACCGCCACGACCCACGTCCATTGATTGCGACTCGCCACGGACCTGTTTTCGCAGGACGCACATACAACACTCGGTCGGCGCTCAACTTCTCGCGGACCTTGTTCGGCATTTCGTAAGCGATAGAGACAAACCATTTCCCGCGATCATAGATCAGCGAAGACCCCTTCCATGCGTATTCGCCAGCGATAATTTTTTCGACAGTGGATCGGACGGACGCACACTTTCTTTTTGCCAACATCAATTCGCACGGCTCAACGACACTCTTCCCGTCAGCAAGTCTCTCAATGCGAAGCTCGCAAATGTACTTGTCGCCTTGCTTGAACAGCTTGGCGTTGTCGCGGTCGAAGGGGATCGGTTGCGGTCGCGTGAACGAGGGTAATGACTCGTTTCCAAAAAGAATTGAAACCCACCCAGGGAGTGACCCAGAAGCGGCCTTCCGTGTATTAACCTTGCTCTGCCAAGCATTGGTCAACAGTCCGCGCGTTCGGACATTAACGCTTGAAAACTCTGCCGACATAATCCGGTAGAATGATCTTGCATCTGCTGATTTCGTTAATGGTTCTTCGACTGCCTTGCATGGCCATTGCGGCTTATCGCCTCGTTTTGTTTCTTGCCACGCTTTGTATGCATCGAAATGCGATCGAAGCTTATCCGCCGATCCATTATTCGCGTGATGGCAAAGCCACACTTGCCAAAGCCTGTTTGTCATGCGTTGACATGCGACAGCAAGCTCCTTCCATGCGTCACGACGCTCTTTTGCAAACCCAAAGATTTCGATTCTTGCTGCTCGTATCGCCATTATTCCGTGTTCCCTATCCGCCTTGCATCGTGTAATAAAAGCCCGGCAGGGTTTTTTACGCCCTGCCGGGCAACCAAAGAACGAAGCGAGTGCTGCATGGCTATCAAAGTCCATAGCTTTTCTCGCTTCCGGTCGTGCAATCGACCGTCACGGCATCAACTGCCGTTGTTCCCTTACTGTCCGTCGTTTCGAGTATCAACAACCTCGTACAACGCCACCCGTTTCCCGGTCACGTCGCACTCCCTAACACCAATTTGCCGAATCCGACCGAGCCGAACCAAGTCGCTTGCCCGTCTCCGAATCGAATCGTGCATACCGCGATTGTCTCCGGTCACGGACAACGCGACCTCGTTAGCCGTTGCCGTTCCCAACGCTTTGAGCCCTTCCAAAAATTGGAGGCATCGCACATTGAGAACGTGCTTGATATCTGCGTCTGATTGCTTCGCTGTTTGCGGATCGCCATCTCGCGATCGTTGTTCAGCCCAGTCGAACAAGTTCACAGGTGACGGATCCTCGCAATTTGTTCCTTTGATCGCTGGCTGTCATCCAGCCCGCGAGCCAGTGCGTACAGATCCATTGATTTCGCACATGACGCGACGACCTTGGAGATGCTCTGCACCTTGGCTTCGGCCTCCTCAGAGTTTGCGACCGCATCACGAATCACAGACATGCAGGCCCAAAGACTGTCGCCGTTGGTTCGTGTCATCGCATCGCGAAGTCTCTGCTCTTGCGCCGCCTCGAATGCATTCATGACACCACCTCATCGAACAACTCGGCTGTCAGTGCTTCATCGTCAGACGACTCCGCTGTGATGATCACGACTCCTCGGGTTTTCGCGTGCTGATTGATGATCTTCCTCGCGGTTGGATCAAGAGACTCGAACGCCTCTTGCGGAATCACGATAATGCCGCACTCAGGAAGCAACTCCAATGCAATGTCGATTGCCAGCTTCCACCGCTCTCCATGCGACAAGTCAGCAAAGTAGGTTGCGCCCCGCTTGGTGGTTAGTACCAACCGACCATGTTCGACTCGCAAGGCATTGCATGTCTTCGCGACCAGTTCCGTCAGCACTTGATCAGTCGATTTCGCCGCATCTCGAAGCCGTTCCGCAACGCTGCGGTGCTTTTCCGCCAGGGATTTGTGCCGAATCGCATCTTGGTGACGCCGCCGCTGCTCCGTTTGCTTAACCGCTTTCTCAATGGCGGATTCGGCAAAGGTGAGAGCCAATTCAACAGATGCAATTTCCTCGCTGCTTGGGGCATCGATGGGCGTGTCGATGATCTTCTGCAGGGCTGCTAGGTCTTCTCGCTCCCTGATCGCTGACGCTAGCTGTTGCTCGGAGTGTTCGTGATCGCGTCTTGCGATTTCGATGTTTGGCAATAATTGCTGAATCTTCGCTTCGAGCACACGAATCTCCTCGGCAATCGCATCATGCTGGTCAGACAATTGCCGCAACGATGCCCATCGAGCCTCCTTTTCTGCGTGCAATAATTCCACTCGCTCGTTTGTGTCGCTGGATTGCTCGGCGACCACCCGCCTAGCCTCCTCCTGTCTCTGTAGTTGCTTGTCGGCGGATTCCTTCTTGGCCTGCATCGCAGCCAGATTCGCCGCATGGTTCTGTTGCTCCTTTCTGAGCACATCAAGACTGGGAATCTCTTGCTCTGGGTCGAACTGCTCCCCGTTAAGTAGACCAACGGCAATCCCATCGGCGTGTTCGGCAAGAGCCTCTTCCTTGCGAGCTTCGCGCTCGATGTCGCGCTTGATCTTGTCGGCGACCGCAACCCAGTCGTCGCCCTCCATAGCCGAGGGAGAAACGATCCCCAAGAAAGCGTCCTTTCCACCAAGCAATTCAAAGAACCTAGATGGGTCTACCTTGTCTGCAGTCAACGATGCAAGCGCCCGAATCCTGCGAGCGTCTGCTGCCTCGTTGGACTTCAAGCCTGGATCCACTAGGTCGGCAATGGAAAGCTTGCCCTCAAGAGTGTAGACTTCCAGCTCTCCGGTTCGGCGGGTCGATCGACCGACCGTAACCTTAGCTCCCCATCCCGACACTTCGCCTCGCAAAGCCCCGTCGCGAACCGATAGCGAACCCTTGCCCGTTGCAATCGTTTCGACTGCCTGGAGGGTGTTTGTTTTTCCAATCCCATTCCGACCACGCAGGACGCAAACGCCCCCACCTTCTGGAATTGGAATTGAAACGTGTTCTACTGGCCCGATGTCCTTGATCTCGATTGTGCTCATTGCTTCCTCCCAGCTTCAGCTGCTTCTGCTTTAAGAATTGCTGCCTTCTCCGCATCGGTTAGACCGCCAGTAGCAGCGTGTTTTTCAACTTGCTTTGATGTCGCCGTGTCAGTTCCACCTCGCCGCTCCGCGATCTTTTCCTTGACCATCTCGGCCTTAGTCTTGATCGGCCCAAAATACTCCTCGATCGGCTCTCCTTCTTTGAGCGCCGTGGAGACGAGACGCAACTCATCGATGTGCGCCAGCCCGATGTCGTCTACTCCCTCCACATCGAGGTAAGCAAACACCTGCTCAGGTGTGACTCGATACGTACGTGCAAAGTGTTCAAGCATATCCTTGCGAGTCTGCTCGACCGACTTGACGTTGCTGTTGGCTACTTTCCTCGCAGCCTCCAGCAGGTCGTTGATGTACGCTCTAGGAATCGCAGCTTGGATTGCATTGCGACGAGCCTTGGATGCTGTCGCCATGATTGCGTTCTCGATCATGTGCTGTGCGTATCGTTTGCCGTTCTTTTGAACGATCGACGTAGACGAAATACCGGGAACCCGCACATTCCGCTCGAGATCCCATGCGGTCGCGTGAACCGTCACCGAAGTCTCGGTGATGACTGGCTCACCAATTTCGACTTCGATGTTGCCCCAACACATGCAAGCGATCTCAGCGAGCCGAACGGACGGACCAGTGACAGACCCGTCTCCCACCGGCTTGCGATACTCAGCACTGCGAGCGGTTTCAATGTCGTCCTGCAGTAGAGCAATCGCCTCCTGCTTAAATCGCGACACCGACCGTGGCCATTGCCTTGCCGTGGTGATCCGCTTGTCCAGAACCGCAGCAGCCAATGCAATTGCGTGATCTGGCGTTGCGGTCGGCATTGCAATAGCCGTGCCCACCACTTGGTTGTCTCGAGTAATCAATTCCTGGCTCATGTAAAATCCTCCAAATCCAACTTTGCGAAACGGGGTTGCGGCAACTCAACCGGCTTAGCGTCAAGAAATGACGCCAAGTCGAAATGATTCATTTCATCGACGAGCATGACCAAACGCGCCTCTGCGTCGTCCAGCCAAGTGTCGGGTATGCGATAAGGTGTGACTCGATAGCTTCCAGATGAACGGATCGCGACAACATAAATTTCTGGATCGGCACCGAACAGATTGCGGTATCCGCGCCGATACAACGAAAGACGAACGTCATAGCCCATGCCCGCCGCATCGTTGGCAAAGCTTCTCGTGTCGGTTTTGTTGGTCGTCTTCCAGTCAATAAGCAATGGACCGGCAATACAGTCCGCTTTCATCCGGCATGGGCCGAGATAATCGTCATCCCAAACGTGAACCTTTTCCAGTCCGCCTTCAGCCCGAGCAACATCCAGCGAAGTTCTGCAAAACGTATTGGATTGCAAGTGGTTCCATATCTCAGCCAACGGATTGCGTTCTCCCGGCTTGAAATAAACAAGAGCCTCATTCGCCGCCTTCCACGCCGTCCAAGCCTTGCCCTTGCAATGGCCGTCGTCGTTCAGGACGTTGGCAGGAATCTCCATCGCCAACCCGTCCCATCCACCTCGTTCCGCGCAAAGATGAACAGCAGTGCCAAACTCCATGGCTGGCGAAACTTCCTTTTTCCAACGTGGGTCCGCTTTGTAGCTGCCCCACCACTCCAGCGGATCCCGCAAATACATCGCAACTTCAGAAGACGACAATTCAGGCCGCGAATGGTAGTCCACGTTTGGATCCACTGACGTTAGCTTTTCGAGAACTTCCACAATGCTCATAAATGACAACTCCCATCACTAACACGTATCGATAACAAACCAAAACGAGGAGCAGGAGTTGAACCTGCAACGCGGCTCGCCCGATAGCCGCTGTTTTGCCTGGATTAAACTACCCTCGTTGCCATTACAAAAACCCGAGCATCCACGCTGCCAACGCCAGGATCGAGCACCACACAATCAATCCTGACACAACAAACTGAATGATCGGAACCTCTGCAAACTCATCGTCATTCATCGCGCAACACCTTCGTGCTTCGCAATCGCCTCCATAGCTCGCTTCGTCCAATCCGTAGGAACGTTGACGATGTCTACGCAGTCCACGCTGGTCGAATACTGCATGCAGCCCAATATCAGCTTCAAGCAATACGACAATTCCTCGGCCTCTCTTGCGTGAGGCGGATCAATCACCTCCTCCGTCACCGTCACCTCCGTTTTGACGACCATTTCGCCACGCAGCACCCGCATCGCTCGAGGTGCCTCAATACCAAGCTGCACTCGGTTTCCAGAGATCTCCACGACACGGACACTTGCGTCCGGTCCAAGCTTGATCGACTCGCCGTTCTTCCTTGACAAAACCAACATTTAGGCTGCTCCTTTTTCGTAAACTAAAAAACGCCCGGCCTGCACCATGCAGACCGAGCGACGGTAGCCCCGCCAGGAACTACTTGTTTCGTTGTTTCGCTACCCACTGAACCAAAGCAGGGCGTTTTTTCCCCTTCCAAGCAAATCGCTCCAATCGATCAAGAGCTTTCTCGTCTCCGTTGATCGCGCGATTGATCACGCTCCAGCCGAGAGACTTGGAAACTCGCCAAAGCAACATGTACTCTGCGCCGAACCGTGTTTTGCTTGACTTGTCCAAATGAGTAACCATGATGAAAGACTGTATCGGCGTTCACTAGTGATTGCAACAGCATCCGTTAGCGATTGCGCCTTGATTGCGCCGGAAATGCTTGTGGCGTAACCAGTTGAAGCTTGGAAAATTTTTTCAAAATGGTTACATTTTTTGCATGGGCGGAACACCTGAACCAAAAAAAACGGAAGCGGTCACAGCACAGCAGCTTTCTGCGTTAGCGGCTGACCTGAAAGAATTTGCGGCAAAGCTGGAGTTGGCTGCGAAAGTCGCGATGGAGCAAGAAGGTCAAGTAATCGCTTTGTATAACTTGCGTTCTGCAGTTACATCGGTAACGGCATTGCAGCGGTTCGTCGCAAGAGCGGATGAGCATCGCCGTGCAGCGCAGCTTGGAAAACCCGTTCCGGTTGGACAACCCAAACCGCGATCGGCGACTGCACGCAAGCCAACTGTCGCAGCAGCAAAAGAAACGCTTGCGAAAGCCAGACAAAAAAAGAAACCTGGAAACTAGGAGTCTTTTGACACCTTCCACTCCGAGGGCATTGCTTGACCGCTCGGCCACAGCATGCACCCTACTGTGCGATCGTGCCGAGCCCAACGCAGAGCAAAGATTGCCGCATCTCGCACGCTGACTCGTCGCATCAGCAATACGATTTCCTGGCTCTCTGGATCGGCCAGCAGAACATCCGTTTTGCATTGCCGCACTCTTGGCCGTTTTCCTTTTGCGGCCATGTCGCGACCCATCTTAAACGCGCGAACTGCCGACTCCACTAGCGTTACACGATCCTGTCCTCGCCTGTCCACATACCGAATTTCCCACATAGCTGACTCTTTCATAAATGGTGATTTTGATGACAGCGGGATTTTTTTCGCAAGATTGACACGTCTGGTCATCTCTTGACTTACTTTCCAGTTCATCGCATATTTAGTGCATCTCCTTCGGTAGCCCCGCCAGGTTTTTGACCGAGGGGAGAAACATGGAAGACATTCTGACGATCGCAGAAGTCGCTGATCGACTTCGCTGTTCTGTTTCTACCGTGCGGCAGCATATCGCACGCGGTCGGCTTGCTGCCGTCAACCTTGGGACCGGAGGTCACAAGCACTACCGGATCACCGAGTCGGCACTCGCTGACTTTCTCCAGTCAGCCCCTCAATTGGCAACTTCTCTGCCTCCTGCACCCAAGCTGTCTATCAACACTTCGCGATTCATGAAGCGACTTGGTTGATGATAATGCGAACGAAAACACCGATCGAATTACTCGAAGATTTAGCCTACGAAAGCGAGTCGATCGCGGTCAAAGCTAGATTGGCGATTGTCATCGCGCACATTCAGACTATGGAGCAGCAACGGATCGAAATGCGGTATCGGCAAATCGCGGTGCTGCAAGGAATCAAGCTTTTGGCTTCCTGGCATTATGACCCAGAAGCGAATTTCGATGATGTGTCGCCAGACGATCAGGTAGCGCATGTTAATGCAAGGATTGTCTGGGAGTGCGATATGGCGTTGCGAGAACTTGGGGTGAATTAGGTAAAGAAATAGGTAAAGAAATAGGTAACAAGGATCGGTGGACTAGACGACGGCGTTTTGCGCCGAGAGAGCAGAAACGGTATCTGTAGCCACGTCGGCTGTCTTTGCAGGTTCGAGTCCTGCCCGATCCATTGAGACGAACGCTAATCAATTGTTATGCGGTTTGGAGGTTTGATAATGGCACAATTTACGTACAGAGACAAGTTGATAATCATGCAGGAGCAAGCCATGTGGATCGTGGCAAACATCTTGCGAGACGAAGCATCATCGGTAGATCACACTTGGCAGGCTCGAATTCGGAAGCTGTCGGAAGAATCGCGACAAATCGCACAGGAGCTACGCGATCACAACGAACAGTTTGAAGAAGAGGACGACGAGTAATCCGCATAACGCACAAAATCACCGGGTTGCCGCCGGTGAGTATCGATTGAAAAACAGCCGGACGGCAACTCCGGTGCATTTTTTTGTTATGCCATGCCGAACCATTTAAGGTTACCTACAGTTGTAGTGCGGCGTTCCTTTGGAGCGATGCCATGCAGTTGTATTTTGACGATCATTATCCAAATGTCCCGAATTACTTTATTCGTCGTTCGGATCTTCAGCCGCGTCACATGCCGGAGTATTCAGCCGTGTACATCGTTATAGATCGACAACGAAGAGTCGAGTATGTGGGAGAAACCAAGAACCTTCGGCATCGCATAAGTGAACACGGCGGTTTTTCACACAACAGCGGTATTGCATGGATCAACGTTGACAGTTCGATGTTGGCTTTTACCGAGTGCTGGTTTATTGCGACGCTAAGACCTTACAGGAACGGTACGCAACGGAAGTATTTGAAAGATTGCTCACGCTCAGCAGTCGTCGATAGAACGATTCATCGTTTGTGGGTTGTTGGTCGCCACGTTCGTCTTTGCGACGGGACGAGCGGTTTTATTGATAGGGTTTACGAGTCGTCGAAGCGCATCGTGGTGAATGGCGTTTCGTATAGAATATGTCAGGCAACTGTGACATTGGCATAACGCTTGGGTTCACGGGGCCGCGAGGAAAAAACTATGAACAAATCAAACGACGTTGACGCGGCTCCCGTGCAACCCATTGTTATGCGTTTCTGTTACGCAGATCCGCCCTACCTTGGATGTGGCAAGAAGCTGTATGGCGACATGCACGAACAGGCAGCAGATTGGGACAACCCCGAGAGGCATAGCCAATTGGTAGAGCAATTGTGCGACGAGTTCCCAGACGGTTGGGCAATGTCGTTGCATAGCCCGAGCCTGCGGACGATTCTTCCAATGTGCCCAGAGGATTGCCGTGTAGCAGCATGGGTGAAACCATTCGCAGTGTTCAAAGCGAACGTAACGGTAGCGTATGCGTGGGAACCAGTCATCTTCCGTGGCGGTCGGAAACGACCGCGAACGATGCCAACTGTTAGAGATTGGGTCAGCGAGTGCATTACGTTGAAGAAGGGTTGCCCTGGGGCAAAACCCGAGGGGTTTAGTATGTGGCTGTTCGACCTGTTGAACATGGAACCGCAAGACGATTTCGTTGATATGTTTCCCGGCAGCGGGAGCGTGCAAAAGGCGTGGGACAAGTTTCGCCACACGCCGATGCTGCCACTGGAATACGCATAACGCTAGCGGTAACCGAATCGCCGCCAAGAGACTCGGCTTGAGAACTAGGTGACCGGCGACTTCGGTTCACCGCTTTGTTATCCCAAAGTTTAGAAGGTGAGCCGTGGCTGGTTGGCAACCGATTGAAACCGCACCGAAAGACGGCACAAAGATTTTGGGATGCGATAGTAATGGTGAACTTGCCGTTGTGCATTGGGATCAAAATTTAGTTCGTGGCTTGAAGGGTTTTCAGATTGGAATTGGCGGAGTGAATTGGAATTGGTTGCAACATTATTTTATACCAGTAATGTGGCAACCATTGCCTAATTCACCTGATGGATAACGCTCGGATTCACCGAGCCGAAAGGAAAGAGGTAAACGAGAATGAGCGATACGAATGAGGCTTCGGTGCAATCCGTTGTTCGTCGGCTTTTGGCTAACGACCAATTGAGGAAGATCTACGATGTTGACGAAGATACGTTGTGGGAGTGCTTGCGAGTTCTTGCTCGCATGGTGCGGGACAAGACGATTGATGCAGACAAGGCATTGAAGGCCGAAGCAGAGCGAAGTCGTCCACGGTCTGTAGGAAATCAGTTGTTTGAGGCCGCAATGCGAGATTTTGAGCGAGACGGTATTCGTTAGGTCGGACGAACGGTAGCCGTCAGCGGGCGGCGAAAGGAAGATTAACCATGTCGAACGACTCTGCCGCCGCTCCGTTGCACGGCGTTGTTCTACTGCCATGTCCCTTTTGCGGAGGCGAGGCAGTAGAGTGCTATCAACGTGACGACCTTGACGATTGGAAGATTGAGTGCAGTGGGTGTGGTGCAGTATCGTGTCCAGATGGGATGCGGTACGACAAGCATTTGGCAATTAAAGATTGGAACACGCGAATCGTCAAAGGCGTGCGAACAGTGTTCAGTTACGAAATGTTCGGCAAGATCGGATTCGTATGGATGGCAAGAACCGGTGGGGAAATGTACGGCCCATGCTTGTCGCTAGACGAATTGTACTCCGATTTAGGTCAGTAGAACGCTGGCAATCACGGGGCCGCGACCGTGAAAGCCAGCCATCAGAAAAGACGTTGACGCGGCTCCCGTGCATTGCTTTGTTCGTCGTCCTTGGAGGTTTGATTATGAGAGTCGCAGAGTTGATTGAAGAGTTGAAGAAGTTACCACCAGAGTCGGAAGTCATCCTCCAGAAAGACGCGGAAGGTAATGGGTACAGTCCATTGTACAAAGTGGATGGTAATGCCATTTACATAGAGGATTTGGCATGGAGTGGCAAAGTCGTTTCGACGGAGTGGTCGGCCTGCGATGCATGTTACGAGTCAGAGGAAGAGTGGGAAGCATTTAAGGCGTCGAATCCGCGTTGCTGTGTTTTGGCACCAGTGAACTAGGTAGGACGAACGCTGGCGATGACCCAGCCCGAAAGGAGATTTCAAAATGTCAGAAACCAGTAATGAGGGCTTGGGTCCATCGTATCGTTCTACGTCCAAGCGGTGTGAGTTTGTTTATGAAGTCGAAACAGCACTGCGTTCCGTAACCCATGAATGTCGATTGGCTAATGCCGTAGAAATCAGTTACGAGATTCGAGATGGCGAAGGTTTTATTCGGATCGTGTCGGTAGAAGATAAAGCGGATGCGAAAGCGTATCGTGCGTTGAGAAAATTGTTTAGCCGTCCCGACCAGATGAGATTGGACATCGCGCCAGTCTGGGATTCGCGAAATATCGGGCAGTAGAACGCACAGGATAACCCAGTGCGAGAAAGGAAAGTAGCAATGACAGAAGACACTAACGAGCACTTGGGTTCATCCGATTGTTCGTCGGCTTTTAATGTGCTCTCGCGAATGCTTGAATCTGGATGTGACTTGCATAAGCAATCGGGCATTTGCTGGATACATGATTGGGCTGGTCGATGTTTAGCAGAAGCAAAGACGCTTACCGACATGCGAGAACAATTGGAGCGATTCGACATCGAAGCACACGAACGTCGCTACAAGGCTAGGTGCGATTGGTATGCAAAAAACAGGAACAAGCTTTTAGGTCGGCAGTAAGTCCGACGAACAAGTATTATATGGAATTGACCATATCACCGTGTTATGTGGAATTCAATATATCCTGGGTTTGCGAGTCTTTGCACGACTCGCAGGGACCGGAAACGCTGGCACCAAAACGGCACCAAACGAGTGATTTTGATACGATTTCCACAGCAATGGCACCATTGAAAAGCAGCAAAAACGCAGGAAATTGCGAGGATTTTTGCGTTGACATCGTTGAGGTCACAGATTCGAGTTCTGTACCGCCCACTAGGGAAAACGCTGAGAAAACGAACAAAACGACTGAACGATAAATGGTGCCCGGCACCAAAATTGGCACCAGCGATTTTCAGATTTGTTTGAGTTGCTGACCATACGTGTCAATCGCATGGCAAAATCTAGGCTCATGCGTAAACCATTTTTTCGTAAAGCAAGGCAGTGCTGGTACGTCAAGGATGATCAAGGGCACTTCATACGTCTGGATCCAGACGAGAAGAAGGCGTTCGCGATTTGGGAACGTCTGCGGAACATTGCGGACTACCAGCACCATGACGCAACGCTGGAGGCGATCTGCGAGGCGTTCCTAAAGCACCATGAGCCGGAGCTGAGTAAGGTTAGGTTTGCTGATTTGACTTGGATCCTAGAGGAATTCGCTTTGTGGTTCGGCCCGACCCGACTGGCTCGAGAAGTTGGCAAGGCAGATGTGTTGCGATGGATGCGGTCGGAGCGGGATTTGCGAGGTGGTCGAGGTGTTTGGTCGGCAGCTCGGCAACGGGACGCTGGGCACACGGTAAAGCGAGTGCTGGACTGGGCAATCAGGCGGCAATACTTGCCCTGGTCGGATGTAACGGAGATGCGGCTCCCAAGCCCAGAACCTCGGGACGAAATGATTTGCTACGCAGATCACTGCCGTCTAATCGGTGGGTGCAAGGCACGAAAATCACGTCCGTTTCGATTGGTGCTAATTGCACTGAGGTTATCGGGGGCACGGCCCGCACAAGTGCGGGAGTTGACGGCTAGCAACGTGATCGGGGATAGTTGGGTGTTTCGTCGGCACAAGACAAGTGCGAAGACGGGTAAGCCGTTGGTGGTTCGCTGTGGGCCTTGCCTGCAGACCCTGACGCGGATATTGACTCACGCTAGACCCAGCGGCCCAATGCTTCTATCGGCCCATCGCAAGCCTTGGCCGAAGGATGGGATCGTTCTTCGTTTTCGTCGCCTTCGAGAAGCGGTTGGGCTAGACGGGGTCACGGCCTATTCGTATCGGCACACCTACGCGACAGATGCACTGCAGGCGGGTATCTCGCTGCCGACCGTTGCAGCGTTGTTGGGACATGTCAACCCGACGATGGTTTCGCGAGTGTATGGGCACCTGGAAAAGCGATCGGATCACCTGAGTGATGCGGTCGCTAAAATCAAACGGGCTGAGTGAGATGCTGGGCTTTGCGAAGAACTTCAAGCTTTCGGATTGCCGCCCGAAGGATGGTGTAGACAACTACGTTTTCGTCAATTTCAGCCGAACCCGAGTACACAAACGAACCAATCAATAGCGACCTTCTGTCCTTACGCAGAACGGTCCCGAACACCTCGAACACGATGTGCTGCTCGCCTTCGGAATGGTCGTCAAAAACGACCGCAACAACGTCACCAAGATTGCATGGTGTTCGCATCATTTCGCCCTCATTGTCTCGAACTTGACCCGCTCCGATCGTTCATCCCAAAAAAACCGTAGCCAGGCTGAGCCCAGTGCCTTTGGCCCGAGCATTCGCTCGACTTCCCAACCAGCGTGTCCGTCGCCCCATGCGTCTTTGTATCCTGGGCATCGAACGTGCAATTGCTCATCGTGATACAACCCGCCTCTTGAGCTAATCCTTTGGCGCGGAATTGTAAAAGACCACTCATCGTGAGTATGACCCGTTAGCACGATGTCTGCGTCAGGAGTGAATGTCGCTATTCTCGATGGTTGGAGCGTCCCCTTGGTGATAATCCCTCCACCACCCGACCCATGGTAGTGATAAAGAAATTTGGAATCCTTGATGCGGCTTTCAGAGGCAATAAAACGAAATACGACCCAACCACCGTAGCCACTAGACTCGACAATGCCTCCTTGCTGTCGCATTTGAGAAACAAGTCGATCGGTAAGGTCGGTTTCGTGTTGCTTTGCAATTGCTGTTTCATGGTTGCCTCGACCCATAACTGCAAAGTGTTGCAAATATGGCTTGTAGAACTCAGCAGCAGTTTCGACGATCAAGTCAAAATAGTTATTCCCTTGGTGCTCCGGTCGCAACGCACTTTTATCTGCACGTTTATCCCAACGCCCCTGCATTACGCAGTGCAAGTCTCCGTTGTCCAAAATCGGTGCGTTGTATTCAACCGCTTCGTCGAGGTGCTTCCGCTCAAGCGCCTGATTGCATTTTGGGTTGTCGTGGTGAACGTCGCTGCGGAGCAAGACCCATTGCTCCCAGTCCGTCCGTTTTGACACCTCAACCCTGATTTCGACAACATTTTTCGCCAGCTTGCGTAGCGACCATGACATGCGTCTTCCTCCGTGCAAGAGCACCGCAATAAAGGCTTCAATTGTCGCGATTCTGTTGTTAAAATCAAAAAAGTTGCGTTGATGGAAAATCATGAATGAAACGCAATAGGCACTACTCCAATTTGTGTTTTTTCCGCGAATTGTGAATAATCATTGCAATTGTCGATTGCTGCAAAAAGTCAAGCTTGCAAATCTCACAGTTTATTACCTATCAATTACTGCGAAAATCAGAAGAAAATGAATACGCACTACACGCAAAACGCTTCAGTTCCGAATCATCGTTACGGACTGGTGTCGAGAGCGATTTTGACAGGCATGGACATTTCTCAGGCAAACAGTTTTGAGCGGTGCGTAATTTTTGGAGTAACTAGCGTTCCATCTCGCGCTCTTATGTTTTCAATTATGTGCGAGTCTGGTGCGCAATGGGCAAGGATTCCATTGCACATGCTGCGACATGAGGAGCCAAGAAAAACTGACGCTCCAGTGCATTCGCTTTGCGAGCTGCAGATGTGGGATAATCACGGGTGGGAGTTTTCAATAACCTGCTACGAGTATCTCCGCGACATGTCTTGCTCTTTTATGAAGCGAGATGGTTCATCTGTTCCTGCAAGCTATTGGTTTACGCTAGATCACACGGAAAACGGATGGAGTCTTTATCCACCAGAACATAAGTGCTATCACCTTTTATTCCTTGAGGACGGTTCCGGTCAGATCGCAGCTCAGCCAAACAATCGGATTCGATGGAAAGACGACTCGTTTACTAATCACAAACTGCCATTAAATTACCGTGTCATGGGAGAGCAAACTTGGCACGCTGAAGTGAGTCGAGTCAATGCGCAAGACACTGCATTTACACAAGAGGATTTAAGTAAACATATCAACAACATAGTTGTGGCGTTGTAAGCAAAAATGTTGCGGCACTTCTGCAATCTATTTCCGTTCCAGCACTTTTCGCAGCTGCCGTAGTCTCTGCACGTAGCTTTCCCTCAAGACGTAGTTATTGCCACGCATTTCGTAAGCAGAACCGTACTGTCGCTTGTAATAATCCAGCAGCATGAGACGAGCATCGTTAAAGTCGAGTCCCATCGTGCGGAACTTCTCAATGGCTTTATCTCGCTCGGAAACCGATTTCTGGAACGACTCGTCGCTCTTGTGTGTTTTCCTCTGCGGATTGGCTAGCGCGGCATACACGACAGCTTGTTTCTTAGCTTCCCTTTGGTCGAACATCTGCTTGCGTTGTTTATCCGTCAGCAAGTCCTTGTACCCAAAGTCTGGAGTGTTGTAATCCATCGCTTCGAGGTCTTTTTCAAACTGTTTCTTTCGGTCTTCTTCTGATGCCTTTTTGTACTTAGACCGCGATCCGTGCGTTGAAACTGACACACCGAAGAAAGCTTCCAATGCCGCGAGAGTACCTCGCTTAAGACCGAGTTCGCTCTCTGCTGCGTATATCTCTCGATAGGTCAGTGGAGTAATGCGACTCCCAACGATGTTGCGATAAATCGCTGTGGGGTCGTCCTTGTCCGCTATCACGTTGCCAACCGCATCTCGTCCGCTAGCCCATTCCAAAATTGCCGATGGAGCTGTTCCTAACTTGTATCGACCGTAGTTGATAATAAAGTCTGCTGCGGTCTTTCCACCGTACTGAACGTCATCTCCATAAATCGACTTGATCTCACCCTCGCTCGTCTTCATTTTGCCCGTCAATATTCTTGAGGCAAGGACAATGGCTGGCATCAAACCACCTTCGTCTTTGAATCGAGTCTCGCCGATCTTCATTGCAAGAGCATCGCTCGACCGCAAGTCGAATTCAAAGGTTGGCATTTCTTCTTCGTCGTCGCCTGCAAGCAAGCGATACGCTACGTAAGCAACCGCCATTTTCGCTGTGTGACCAACCATTGCCTGAATGTACAGCTTGGCCAATGCGACCCGCATACCCCTGTCAGCATTCCATTGCCCAATCCATTGCGGAGTCACCAACTGGAACGGAACAATGAAGTCAGCTTGGATTCGCGACCACGTCCAGCGTCTAGCGAGGAACAACCAATCAAGCCATGGATTGCCACCCTTCAAGCCAGTCCCTCGTCCGCTGAATATGTTGGCAATCCTTCCTGTCTCTTTGATGTCGTCTTCCGTCCATCCCGTGTTGACCTTAAAAAACTCTCTGGCGGCAAGAGTGTCTCGCTTCTGAATGTCGTACATGTCTGCCTTCATGATGTTGGAGAACGTGCGGTTGCCACGCTCTGCCATCGCATACAGCTTTGCCCATGTGCGGAGGGGGAGCAAAAGTTTTGTTTCTGTATTCTCGAGCCACCGAATGATCGCCGATTGATACAGTTCTTCTAATTTCGCCTGAGGACCAGTGACCTGCGTAAAGTCAACTTTCGCCAGTTCGTATTCTTTTGCATTGGGCCTGCTCTTCAGTCCATCTGCCGATTCCAACGCGAGTCGCTGGCTAAACACTGCAGGTATTGCTTCCATCAGTGCGTAAAAAGCTTTCATCGGCTGCGAATACGTGTAGAAGAAGCCTTGCCGCAGAACAAAAGACATTTCTAAGCCGAGCATTAGCGTCTTTGGAATCAACGAAGTGGCCTCAAGAATCCCTTGGCCAATCCACTGTCCCGTGTTCCATGTCGCTCGCTTTGCCTTTTCGATGGCAATCATCGCGTCATATTGCACCTCCTCGATTTCCATGTTCTTTTCGAGGATGGCTTTTTCCGTGATAGTACGCTTCTTCAAGGGCACCGGAATACGACCAGCCTTTGCTTCCTCAAGTCGCCTCTGCCAAAACGCTAGCCGCCTTTCTTGCGCCTTGCGATAACGTTGCCAATACTTCAATTCCTCCGTAGCTTGATACACGGGATTTGCTTCTAGCGCTACTTTCCGCAGTTGCCTCAAAGATCGCAACTCGGCCATGAGTTCTTCTTTTCGCTCCGAAGTCAACTCTGAGTTTTTCGCGGCAGGAGCCCATGTGCCATCCTCAAGAGCTTTAACGTCAGCCTTGACCGCACTTATCTGCCGCTCAAGCATTCGCACCGAAGCATCGAGTCGTTGCTCTTCAGTGAGTGGCTTGCGTCCCTTCTTGGGCTTCGTGGGTGGGAAGATCTTTTCGTAGTCAGCCTTAAGCTTGTCTCTCACCCTACGCTTCTGTTCGAGTTGGCTACGAAGATCCAACAAATCCTCATCTGGCTCGAGAGGTGTCTTTTCATCGACTGGTTTGACAAGTTTCGTCCTGCTCTTTACCGCCTCGTCCAGAGCAGCGATGTCCTTATCAAGCATCTCCAGCCTGTTTTTTGCTGCCGTTTTTGCTGTTGTCAGAGCAGACTTCAGTTGACCCTCCTTCGATTCAGCGGGAACCGGAAGCGTCTTCTTTAGCTTGTTGAATTGCGAAATCAACTCTCGCTCAATGCTGTCAGGTGTTGCCCTCTCCTGGCCAGTTGCTTTTGGAAGAAGACCCTTCTCTCGTAGGCGGCGAGCCACTTCTTCTGGAGTAACGCCTTTATTGAGCCACTCTTCACTTTGCTTGATAGCGTTAATCGTGTCTTCGATTTTAAGTGATTGCCTAGCCTTGCCGCGAATCGCCCGAATGATGACTTCGACTGGCTCTGTGTTTAGCGATTGCCAGACACCGTAATCGGACATCGCCTGCATTGTTTCGTATTTCGATATCCCAGGCACTTCGGTTGACAGTTGTTCGTACACAACATCAACGACATCCTTCCAATTTTCTTCCTCAGCGCCGTAACCCAACTCAACCGCTGCCCGCATCAACTCCTTCGCTCTTGCTCCAAGTTCTGAATCCGTAGGGTTGTCGCCAATTGGAGATTCAGGTTTGTTCTTTGAAATGCTTTCGTTCCATGCGTCTCGAATCGCTTGTATTTGCTCTGGAGAAGCATTGCGAAGGTTAGCTTTGATCTGCGCTTCTACCTCCAAAATGGAGCTGACGCCAGCCTCTCGTAATGCGGAAACGACATTGTTCGCTGCAGCTTTGATGTCGTTTGGTTGCCGACTTGGTGAGTAGCGGATGTCTGGATTGTTTGGGTCGAACGTGCCTCGGTTGCCGGTGGCGGATTTGATCTGGCTCTTATCTCGAACCCAAATTACGTCACGCCCCCGTACCTGCCACTTTCCACCATCCTTGTCCCATTCGTTAACTTTCAAATAAACAGGCAGGACTTTCTCGCCATACTGTGCAGCCAACTCCTTGTCGATCGCAAACCAAATCATCCCATGCATCGGTGTATCTTCAAACACATCAAACTCAGCATTTGTACCATGGTAAACAACCAATGGCTTCCCATCAGCATCGACTACCTTGCTGTCGCCGAACCACTTCTTGAACTCAGGGGTATCTGTTTGAGGTCGAAGATTGCGACCAGCCGCAGGACGATTGCCACCGCTCCACAGATTCTGAAACACCGAAAACGCATCGGCAACCTTTTTAACTACCGTAGCACGCTTAGTCCCCAGCTTGGGCTTTTCTGGTTCGGGTTGCGCCGCCGCTTCCGCCTTCTTCCTAGCGATGGTCTCTTTTGCCAGTTCCTCTACAAGTTTTGCGTTCTGCGCTTCTAGCTTTTTGATGCGGTCAGCCAATTGAGCATACTCTTGTAGTTGCGATTCGGTTGGTCGCTGCTGCACTTCTCGCAAATGTCGCCGAACAAGCCCAGCCACAGAAAAATCAGATGCCAACTCAACTTGGCGAGAAACACCCGTCTGACCCCAAATACTCCCAGCTTTCTCCGAAGCTTCAGTGGCTGTCAGTATTTCATCAAGAACACTTTCGCCAGCTTGGCGGCGGTTTTCAAGATCACGGATATACCTGCCTAAAACGGCTTCTTCAACACGATCTATAGCTCTTGGGTTGTTAGCCAGCTCCTCTGCAAGACGTGCTGGATAACCTGGGGTCTTTGCAATTCGCCTAGCAGCTTCCGCCTGCCATTGATCAACCGATTCTCGCTCTGGCATCACCCGTTCACCAAGACCAGCCAAAGCCCGCAATTCGTTCGTCTTTACGTTTTTTGTACCAGTTGTTTCATCACTTGCGGGCGGAGACGGTTCTCTAACTTGCGGCTTAATCAGCCCTTCCTCTTCGAGACGCTTGTACAACCCAGCAAGGATGTCGTCCTTTGGTTTTCGCCTTGGTGAGTAGCGAACGTCAGGCAGCGTCTCGTCAAATCGCTTGCTCAACGGGACGACATTTCCAGAGTCATCGTAAGTTACAGCATCAGATGATTTGATTTGTGATGGGGTAAATGCAACGTAAGCGTCGAAGTCAGACGTTCCGTCAGTATCTTTGATAATTACCCCGTCGTAGCCCATCTTTTGAATTGCCTTGACGAGAGTTCCATCGGGATCCTCTTCCTTGTCAAACAACTCCCACGAAGCGCCCTTGCGATCAAGCCATCTCGAGTTGACACCTTTAGAAACCAACGTGTTAAACTGAGCGTCAGTTATGCCGTTCCTCCAATCCAGCAGCTCACCAAATACACGGAACTTACGTACGCTTCCGCCTTTTCTTCCTCCCTGCTCTCGATATCGAGACGCCGCCTCTTCGTCGGTCGTAAAAAACGCGGCGTTCCTGCTTACCTCGTACGAACCGAATACAGTGCTGTTGAATCCCTTGCTAGGAATTTGAAACTCGTAGAAGTTGGAGTGCGGGCTACCGTGGTACAAAACTGGTGACACTCCACCAGCAACTTCGCCAGCACCTGCAGCCGCTGCATCAACCATACGCTGTGCCTTCGCCATGTCGCCCTGGTCTACTGCGGCAAGATACTTGGCGTCATTATTGCGACCTGGGGAGTAACGATAGTCCTCTCGTCGTCCCAGCACAGGATTCTTAGCCAATACCATACCGCCAACTTGCACCACTTCTTCTGCCGATACCACTGGGGTCTGCGTATCTTTATCATAGAAGTAAGTGTGACGGATGGGATTCATCCCAATCTCAACCCACCGATCCTTGTTAGTCTCTGCCAGTTTGTAGGCTTGCTGCGCCGTCATCGGCACATACTCGCCTCGCATGGTAGCGATCGTGGACTTGGGCTTACCAGCGGCGATATTCAGAGCGGCGTTTTCGGTGACCCCGAAAGTAACATTTCTCAATACAGATGTCGGAGTATAGGCGACAACTCGACCGGCACTTCCTTTGTTCAGGTCTGGGCGAGGTTCATGCAAAGAGACTACCCAAACGTTTTCGTCATCGTAGGCAGGAATATCCAGTCGAGTTTCAAGCAATCTTCCTTTGGCAATGTCTTCAGGATTTTGGATTAGATCTCTCTTTAGTCGATCTCCAGCTTTGCGATCACCTAATCCGCGAAGCATATCTTCCTTGCTTGCTGGAATCGGCACCTCGTCAAACTTGCGAAGAGGCATTCGCATGTCCACGATCCTCTGATACTGATTACGATCGATCAGACCAGCTTTCAGATCCTGTGCAGCTTTCGTGATCTCGGGATCACGTTTTCTCTTTGCTTGACGACTTGGTGAGTAGCGAACACCTTCATCGCCCGTCTCCTCCATGTCTGCGGCACGACCCTCAGTCCATGTCCACTCAGGCATCAAGCCGATTTTGTTTTCTGCAAATACCGTGTCTAGTACGCTGGCGGTTTTATTTTTTTCTGCGTATGGACCGAAGTTCAACCAGGAGTTTTGACCGCGAGTCTCGCTAGTCATTGCACCTATGGCGGGTCCGTAGTACAACCGAACATGCGCCTGCCACGCGTTTTCCTCGCCACGGGCTCTAAAGCCAGCCCCCTCCATGCTGTGCCCAAATGCGTCGTGTACAGCGCGAAACAAATCGTTAGCGGCGACTGGGTGAGAAACCCCTTTTTGATCCTTCCACCTCAACCCAGTATCGGCAAGCATTGGGTTGTTTGCTAATTCAGTAGCCGTAATGCCTTCAGTTCCGTATCCAGCATATGTGCCGTACACAGCCATCTTCTTGTTTTGACGCAAGTCACGCACGGCAGAAGATGGATTGCCGTCATACGGATCCGTGTCGCCATCATAGAAAGTAAACGTGTATCCAGCCTTTACCAACGCATCGTACTGCGACTTCGTTTGACGAATCATGTCGTCATACGCCTCTTTGACCGCTGGGTCATTTGGCGAATGCTGCATCTCCTCAAACGCTTGCGCAATACGCTTAGCCCTCTCTTCGTCTACCCGGACGTATTTGGCTTGCCGTTTGAGATTGATGCCGTTATCGCGAGCGTACTGCTCTGCGGCGTCAACTATCCCTGGGTCTGGTCCTGACGCCCCTTGAACAGATGGTGAACCTTCAAGCGGCGTATAGCTTCGGCCCTGATCCCGTCCTCTTCCGTCTCCGGTCGATTCGGATCGTCGTCCTGGGGAGTATCTTTGGCCTGAGTCTTTGATGGGGGCTGCTGTGAATTCGGTGTTCCAGCCTTGCTCTCTGGCGAACTTTCTTGTTGCGGAAATGACGGCTTGGCGTACATTGTCACTCCTTCTTTGTAGATCGGGTCGTCCGGTCCCGCCGATCCGAGATGTGTATTCTTCCCCATTTGGATTGCTTTGCCAGCTGTTAGAGGTTGCGTTGTATTCGTTGCCTTCGCTGCGGAAGGATTTTGTTGTCGTAGTGCCACCAAGGAAGCTTGGATTGCTTCCATGGAGAGCGCTGACTACCTTTTCCATTCTACTGTGGAAGTCTAGGTTATCAATGGAGAAGTTGAGTATTCTGGCTCCATTCGGCATGAAGGCTGGAGCGAGATCCGTATCTTTCCCGAATTCCCGAAGCATGGCGTCGTAGAGATCTTTGAATTCCGACCCTTTCCATGCCCTATTACCTGTGATTTCAAACCCATTTTCAAGAGCAGGATCGCTCGAATAAACAGGTAAATGCCAGTAGACACCATCTTGAGACAGGACATATCCCAAGATGTTGGCGTACAAATCCAGTTTCTTCCTGTACTCCTCAGTGATGGTCTTGACGCCACCATTGTTCTCCAGCATGACCTCAAACTTCGATTGCGAACCAGCACCGATGTCACCCTGCCATGCAGAGAATCCGGTGATTGTGACTGGAACATCGAGTCCTACAGCCTTCGCAATCCAATCGCCGTTCTTGAACAGGACGTCAGTAATCCTCTTCAGATATTCTTTTTTTACGGCATAACTTGCATTATGAATCTCTGGAATTATGTCAAGCGTCTTAGATGGAATAGCTTCCCATGAAAGTTGAGAATCTTTTATTCCACGACTAACCAGCTTGCCGTAAACTTCCTGCATTGCCGGGGAAATTTCAAGATTGACTACCGGATCCGAACTTGTCTTGTTATCAATCGATTTGTATATCTTCCTGAGCCAGCTAACAACTTTTTCAAACACAGACCTAAGAGTTTTTGATGTAAATTTCCCGCCCTTAATGTATTTAAGCAGACCGTTGGCAAACTTTTCTTCGGCCTCAGTTGTCCAGTTGCCATCAACTACACCAGACCATTTCATTGCAACGTCAATGTCAGCGTCAGTAATCCCCTCTCGCATGTCTTTTGGAATGCTTTTATCGAACAGGAACATCCTTGCTACGTGCCCTAGTTCGTGAATCCCATCTGCAACCGTTGGCTTGTTAAACGCACGCATTAGTGCTATGCCAGAATCAGTAAGTTCTACTGACGCCTTAACAGAAGCAGTCAAAGACCTCAATACCCCGTCAGATGGATAGGAAGTATCAGTAGAAACTCCCATCATCCCGTAGAACAACTTTTCCATGTCCCACATCATCTCTTGAACGATGGCTGGTTCAACACCCAACGTTTCTGCGACCTGAACCCACGCATCTTCGAGAATTTGCCTCTTGATCCTGCCTAGCTGATTGGTGTGCTTCCAAGGAACTCCAGTGTTTGGCTCTCTGAAGTAGCGAGACATCGTTCTGGCGACCCACATGTCCTTGGTAATCGTCTTAAGTTTTTGCCATCGATTCAGGATATAAGAGCCTTGCTTTGGATTGTCGCCCAATGCAAACGCGCCAACTATTTTTAGATTTGGATCATTTGGGTTCTTAAGGTCTCTTTTGAGATACTCGTGAACCTTAAGTTTTTTTGCTGCCTTATCTCCGATGACCGAAACAATCTCGGCCCATGTGTGCTCAGACTCCATCCACTTTATGGCTTTTGCTAGTCCCGATTTACCTCCGCCGAAGTGATCGACAAGCTTGCTAAAACTTCTTGCTGACGCCAAATTGAATGTTCTGGAGATTTTCTTGAACTTACCAGGAACAAGATTTGGCTCGTTAGGAATTTTTTTGCCGCTAGAAGTTACTCGACTCGACTCAAAAGTGATCTTACCTCTCGGAGTAACATACGTCGGCTTACGTGGACGCTGCCCATTCATGTCTCTAGGAGCGTTGTAATCTGTCTTCCAGACATGCTTCGGATTGGATGTCATGCCCGTTAGCGTTCCGTGTAACATCCACTCTTTCAGGACCATTAATCCAATCAACGTATCTACACTTGGTATAGCGTTGGCAGATGAAAACGAACCCATAATGTGAAGCAGCTTAACTTCATCATCAGTAAGTTTATCCCTACCCTCCGCAGCCATTTTAGCTGCAATGTCCTTGTCTCTTTTAGCCCATTTACTCAACCATGGGTTCGCCCTATCGATAATGTCAGTGGTATAAAAACTGATATATGATCGGTTGAGTTTTTTCCAAGCGTTAATTTCTAATAGCGTGTGCTTTACGATGGCATCAACGGCAGCTTGACGCCCATCGGATGTGTTAAAGTCAACACCTTCTGGAACAACCTTGTTTTGATTGGCATACTCACCAATCCACGCCACCGCAGACTTTAATGTCTTTTGAACAGCAACCGGTTCTTCACCAGAGAGAATTTTGTGGACTTGGAATAAAGCGTTTTCCGCAGGCATTCCGCCTTTGACTAGCTGTATCCGTGACTTGTCCAATCCCATTGCCTCGGCAATAGAACTAACAGCAGTGGCAACATCCTTAGGGACGCCGAAAACTTTCTCGATAACACCTGGAGTAAAAGCTTTTTCAGAAAACTCTTCTTTGCCTCTTGCAGGTGCCGCACGACGACCACCCTTGCCCTTCATGGCAACGTTGTTTCGCTTCATCGCCCTTTCGATCGCTTGGCGTGTCTGCCCAGCAAGCGTGTTTGGGTTGGTCACTCCTGGCTCAGCAAACCGCAACACTCGTCGCACCCAACGACCGATTCTTGCTAGTAATCCTGGCTTTGCCTTGCCGAGGTCGTTCCAGAACTTGAAGTAAGCCGCCCTGTCTTCTAGGTAGCGAGACAAGCCCTCGTCGTTTAGCAAGTCCTCGTCTTCGAGCAGACGTTCGTAGTATCCGGCATCTACTTCTTTCATGTCTGCGAGATACGCGACTTTAGCCTTGCCTAGCCCAACCGAATCGTTTTTGCTGACCCAGTTGTAGAGCGATCTCCATGCCTTGGGTGACGACCGCTTGATTGCATGGAACATTTCATGGGCAAACAAACCCCATGTCATTGCCTTCTCTGGGCGACCCTCTTTCTTCAGAAGGCTATCCCATTTTTCTACATAGTTCCGAACAAGCCAAATAGTGCGAGAGTTTGGAATAAACAGCCCAGGTACTCCTTGGTCGGGACTACCTTCGACCAGCCGAAGCGTAATGCCGATCTTATTGAGTATCTGCTTCTGCTTACGCTCGTCTTCGGTAAAGTCTTTGGACGGGATCTCTTTCCCTTCCGGCTTTTTGGGGGGACTTGCGTCTTTATCGGATTCACCGCGAGGAGCTGCTTGACGTTTCTTCTTTCTAGATGGTTTTGCTTTTGCAGCAGCGGTTTCGAGATACTCTCTGATTGTTGGTTGGCTATTAAGCTTATCTGATATTTCGTCAACAATATCTTCTCGTTCAGTAGCCTTAACATCCAACTCTCTCGCCAAGTCTTGCAGGTCTTCCTTATTTAGACTGCGAAGGTAAGTCTTTGCTGGCGACTCCTTCGTCTCCTGCTTGGCTTTAACTTCGGGCTGCGCAGGAGCGATTTCTGGCTTATCTTCTTGCTGTGAAGCGGCTTTGTCAAAATCTTCTGCTGTTACAAGATCGCTTGTCGGCTCCGTTCCTTTCCATGCATACACTGGCGTACCATCTGGTCGATACATTTGCGTAAGAAGCCCCGCATCAACCATTGGTCGCAACGAACGTGCAACCCACCCACGCGAATCTTTGCCAGGCAATCTGTCAGATATTTCATTCGCTGCCAGCCAACGGTTTTCTGGCATTTTGTTTCGAAACGTGAACGCAAAAGACTTCTTGCCAGCGTCTTCTGGTCTCATCTCGCCAGACTGCACCATCGCTTCCGTAAATTGCTCTGGGGTTGGCTTTTTTTGTTTTCCTGCAGCTTTTGGAGGTTGCTCAGCGGGTTGTTTTTTAGAAGGAGCCTTTTTCTTAACCGACCTTGGCTTTGGCAATTCCTTCTGACCAGCAAAGTCATACGTGCCAGCAATCATGTCCGCCAGATACGTGTCTACCTTTGGAACACTTAGCGGCATTAGCAAACCAACCACCTCGCCGTTAACAGCGTAAACTACCGGCGTGGTTATTTCATTACCTTTCTTCGCCTCTCCGTATATCGTTGCTTTTGGGTGTCGCTTCAATATCGTGTCGTGATAAGCCTTGCTCAAAAGAACATAATCGCCGCTATCGTTTTTTAGCATGACTTGTCTTTCAGACATGTCTCCGCCGCGATAACCGACAACAGTCATTTCATTGCCTGGTTTAATGGTGTTTCTGGTGGGAGCGATAACAGACTCTACCTTCACCTCCCTGCCTATGCCTTCAATTCCAGATCTTTTCTTCGATGAAGCTAATATTGCGTCCCTGTCTTTATCGGGAGCCTTGATTAGCACTCGACCATCTGTGTAATAACCAGTAGCCTTCAGAGTTGCTGCAAGACTTTCACCCTGAGCCACATTCCACAAGCCAGCCAGCTTTTCATTTGAGTACGACATGCTCCCAGAGTCAGTCTGGGTGAACCTCTTGTCATCGTCTTTGTCAAATGCGCCTTCAAAAACACGTTCCGCTATGTCTTTTGCCTTTTTCTGGTCCGAAATGTTAGACGCCTCAAAGTCCCATGATTTCGAACCAGCTTGCCTCACGGTCCAAGTGCCGCTATCCTTGGACTTCTCAATGAGTAACACGCGGTCGCCTCGAGACGCTCGAATTGTCTGAGCAACTCCTGAAGCGTTTTGCTTAATGCTTGTGTACTCTGTGGGCATAGGCTCTGCAGAAGGTTCTGGAAAAACAGGCGACGGCGCTTCGTCCGCCGCCTGCTCCTCCATAGGACTTATTTGCCCTTCGGACGGCCTTTGCCCCCCTTCGGTTTGCACTTGCACATTAGGATCACCTCCCCCCTTGGTTCCACGAGCATCTTGCACCTCCTCACGTTGACGATCTCCCGACACCGCATCAGGAGACTCGGAAATCTTTTGACTTCCATTCGGAACAATCCACTCCGATTCATCAGCATCAAAAAGACCAAGAGATTTTACCTCTAAACCAACGGCACCTTCCTTGGTGTAAACCGTCCCGCCGTACTCCTTGGCCCATTTCTCTGCTTGCTTTTTATCAGATGTCCAGCCCAGGTACGGACTGTCGTTTTTACTGGGGTCTTTATTATCGCCTCTGTACAAGGTCGGCGCAGCTTTGGATCGTTCGGCAACGCCATCCACAAACGCCCTAGCGAGTTCAACGCCCTCTTTGACGTTGCCGCCTTCGACATTCCCGCCTTCCAAGAAAACTTTCAGGTATCGCTTTAGATTTGAGGGACTGCCCTTCCATGTTCTTATAGCTTCTTTTAGCTTCTCGCTAACTTCAGGTTGGAAAGAAGGCGTTGGCGCTGACACCGCGTCAACAGGCGTGGGCTCAATTGGATTCTGTACAGGAAACGGATCGCTTGACTGCGGTGGTGTTTGCTGCTTGCGATACGAGATCTTCTTTGCGGGCAACGGAGTCGCTGCGACCACCTCAAACGGGTTTGCGACCTCGGCCTCCGTAGGCTGCACGTTGTAGCCTGACATCGCCGTCTCCACTTGCGGCTGCTGCACCTGAGCTTCTTGTGGTGCCTGCCGCAACGGAACGTCAAACGGGTCGGTAGAAGGCGGCATGCCCTCTGGCTGCGACACTGGAGGTTGCTGTGTGGCGGGAGGTATTGCCTGTTCCGATGACGGTGGGAACGGGTCGGTAGAAGGCGGTATAGCTTCCGGTTGCACAACAGGAGATTGTGGCTGATCCAATGAAGGAACAGCAGGTTGCGGCGTTGCGGATCGCATCCTCTCCATTTCTATCGCAGCCTGCCTAGCCACCTCTTCGTCGTTAATCAACGCTTCTTCGTTAAGCGGATCAGTTGGAGGTTGTTGCTGAGCATTGGGTTCTGGTGCAGGCGTTTCCTCGAATGCATCGCTAGGCGGTGGCGTAACCGGGGGCATTTGTCCCGCAACTGGTGGGACAGCTTCGTCAGCTGACGAACCAAGCATGCTTCTTAGTTGCTTTTCAAGATTTGCAATTTCCTGTTGAGCACTTGCTAATCGATTTTCTTTTGTAGTGGGTTCACCTGTTGCAATATCAATAAGGGTTGTTCCGTTATTGGCTTCCCTGACAAGTCCCTGTTGTCTAGCGAGTTCTCTCGGGAAAGATTCCCTTTTTCCCGTTTTGACTTCATTAACCACTCTTTTCAGCAACTCTAACCTTGCCTGAACATTGCTCGGGTCTTCGCTTGTGTCGGCTCCAGGCGGGAGCTGTGGGATGAACGGGTCGGTAGAAGAGTCTGCGCCACGACGACCGCCACGACCGCCTCGCAACCCAACCAACTCAACGCCCGTTGTGCCAGATTTAACCGCGCCTCCAACAAGAGCCCCACCCGCAGCGGCCTCTGCCCACTGCATGAAGTTCTCTTTGTTGAACAAGTCGGACTTCGGGTCGTTGATCTCCTTGTTAAGCGATCCGAGAAATTCCTGAAAACCTTCCTGAACGCCTTCTTCTCCAGACGCCTTCGCTGTATCCCATAAATATCCAGCAGCCGCCCTCCAGCCTTCTCTGCGAGCTATTTCATCGACGCCAGATCTACCAGCAAACGACTTCAGTACACCTGGAGCGGCTCCAAGCAAAGATTCAGAAAGGCCAGAAGCCAAACCAAGCCCCATTGCAGTCCCTGGAGAGTCGTAGCCAGCTTCTCTACCCTCCATATACATGCCGCCGCCTTCATGAAGGCCTGTAACAGCAGTTGTGGCCGCAGCAGACCCAAAACGCTTAGCGACCTCTCTTCCAACGTATTGTTTAGCAAGCCCCTCAGCAGCTTCAGCAGCCATTCCTCGCTTGACATACTCCGCTGCAGCATTGGAAATGGCTTTTTTGATAGCACCTTTGGCGAAAACACCACCCACTGCCCCAATAGGAACTGTCGCAACGTCAAGCGGGTCAGGAGCTGGCACAACAGCAGCACCAAGAGCAGCACCAGCAATACCTGTTAAAACCGACTCAGCCAATGATGGAACCGCCTCGCCTAAAGTTCCAGCAGCGTAAGTTCCAAAGTTGCTAAAACTACCGAACGCGCCCGTTTTCGGATCTGTAGAGAAAAAATCAATGTTGTCTCGCGGGTTTTCAGACGCTTGACGCATCTCGTCTTTATACGCCTGGAAATATTGTTGAGCCGAAGGTTCGTCTCCAGCTAAGGAACTCAACATTCCTAAGCCGCCTTGATAAGTCCCTTGAAGATTGTCAAACCCGCGATACAGCCCTCGCAGAAAAGGATTGCGAGCCTCAAGGTTTATCTTTCCAAAAGCTTCCGAATTGCGACGGCGAAAATCCTCAATTTCTCTTTTTGCTTGTTCGCGATAAAACAAATCAAGAATTGGAGTAGGTGCTCGCTTCCTGCTATCCATAATTGCCTGTTCGCGAGGGTCATCATATGCAGGGACAGGGATTTGCTCGGCCCAATTAGAAGTTAGACTTTGATCGTCTGATGCATTTATGTCGCTAGGAAGGCTTCCAGAATTCATTTCGTCCCTTATTTGCCGAAAACGATCAAGAATCTCGCCCATTTACTTATCTCCGTGGCTTCTTCATGTTGCCTAAAAAATCAAGTCAGGAAGTTCTTCTTTGACTGGGAGAAGCGAAGCTTTTTTTCCCACCGCGATTTATGCCGTCCTTGTTCTGTGGTTTCGTTTCGTATTTTTGTTTTTTGGGTTTCGGTTCTTGACTTATGTCGCCCTCATTACTGTTTGCCGGAATTCCTCTCGGTGCCATCTCTGCCATAGCCATCAACTTGCTTTGGTCCTCTTCGCTAAGTTGCCCGCTGTAGAAATTCACAACAGCACCGTCTTCTCGCTTGAACGTGATTACCCTTTGACCGCCAATTTCTTTCATTGGATGGGAAATCAACTCGACAGTGCCTTTCATCTTTCTGTTTCCATCTGCTGCTGTCAGTTCAACCATTGAATTATTTTGGTCTTTAGAAGACTGATAAGGTGCAGAATTTGTGCTCCACCACTCGTTCCAAAATTCGTTTTGTACTGCCGGTTGATCTTTAGGCAAACCAATAGGTTTTTTCTGTTCGAGTAAATCTTTTCTTGACGGAGTTGTCTGCGATTGATCAGGAGCAATTTCAGATGCAATTGCATCAATTGTTGGGGAACCCTGTTTAGGCACCGTAGGCTGCGGTTGCGTAGTATTTGGAGGCGCAGGTTTTTGTCCATAATCAATTACTATTGGATTTTCAAATCCAGGCACTGGTTTTACGCCAGAAGGAAGTTTAGGTGCCTTACGATTTGCAGATTTCGAAGACTTATTAGATTCTCTTTCTTTTTCAATATTAGCAATATATTCGATCGTCGCTCCTGCAATTGATAAGGTCTGAATTGCGGAATTTATATCTGCCTGAGTCGATGCTGGATTTCTAATAACTTCAGCAGCTTTTATAGCAATTTCCGTACTTGGCTCAAAAGCACCTTGCGGCGTTGACTGTGGTGCCTGTTGTTGCGGCGCAGACGGTGGTTGCATCACCGGACGACCTTGCGAATCACGCGGTATCGGCACCACTTGTCCTGCTTGGTTCACCATGTAGCCTCTCGAGGCAAGTTCCTCTGGAGTCAGCCGTCGTTCTTGAGCGTTAGGATCTCTCCACCCATCCCACCACGCTGGTCTTGCGGGGGGTTGAAATTGTGACTCATCACTGGGTGAAGCGTATGGTTTTCCGTATCCGTCAACGCCTCGCTTTTTGAGTTTACCTACTTTCTTTAACAACTCTTCAGAGTCTGCATCCCTAAATAACCACCGACCCTTCTTTTTCAATGCCGCCGTAAACTTTGCTCCCTCCGTTGGTCCTAGTTCAGCAAGAATTTGAGTGTATGGACTCGTATCTCGCGGGTCCATGTTCGCGCCAGCAGGCGGCAATCGTTCGCCTTTCGGACCTGTGACTCTAATTCCTGGTTGACTTGCTAAACCAGGAGATGTCGCAATTTGCCCGTCTTGCAGCACAGGCTGCTCGTAAGCCGGAGGAGCTTCTTGGCGGGCACCTCCTCGCTGAGATAAAATACCTCCGCTAACTCCACCAACACCGTATTTGCCCTTGCGTCCGGATTCCAATTGCTCTGGCGTTGGAGTCTGCCGAGGTCGCGGCTCACGCATTCGTTGACCTTCAGGCGTATCTGGATTAAACATCTCTTGGTAAGTTCCTTGGTTTTCACCCTCCATCCTAGTTTCGCTAGCGTAATCCGGTGTCTGCATAACGATGGCGCGATCTTTTTCGCTGAGGTCTTGCAATGGGACAACATATGTTTTTCCGTCTTTTGTGCGTATTACCGCAACGTCGCTAACTGCTGGATCGCCATCATTGAAATGACGGACACCACGAAGCTCACCTTTGAACGTCTTACCTTTATTGTTAGTCCAAACTCTAGGCTTGCCAATTGACGGCGTATCGCGAGCGACTGGCCTTTGATTGTATAGCCTGTTAGCTTCATTGCGTTTCCACTGGTCGTATTCCTTTTCGTGTGCATCTATCGCATCAAGTACTTTCTGGCCATCCGGACGCTTTGCTATTTCCTTCCTAAGAGCATCAGCGGATTGCTCGTAGCTGATATTTGGGTTGTATTGAATTTCAGCAGATGGAGCGGCGGGACTTGACTGAGGACCGTTCTGCGCTGGAGCCGCTGGTTGCGCAAGAACATTCTCTCGCCCCCAAACTTGGTTATAATACGATGGAGTTGCTCGAGAAATATCGCCAGTTTTTCCCGTAACATTACCCTTTGATGTTGCATCTGTGTACTCGTTAATCACATTTGCGGATCTTCTTTGATCTTTTAAGCTTCCGTCTGGATGATCAAGCCTAACGACGGATTGTGTCGCTTTACCTCCGGTACTCATAGCCAAGGAGTCCCTTGGGTCTACCTTGCTGCCGTCACTCATAATGACATAGCCGTGTTCGTCTGTCCGATTGGTTGGTGTCGGGTCTGGCTTGTAATCTGGGTGTGCTGGAGCCAACGCTGGACCCAACGCTGTCCAATCACCATTGCGCGAAGCAGGGGGATTCGCCTGAGAACCGGGCTGCACTGGCGTGCCTTGCTGTTGTCTTGCCGACCTTAGCGCCGGAAGGAAAACATCTTGCATTAGCACCTGCTGGTCTGGTGTTAAGTAATGCTGCCAGCCACCACCTAACCCAGCCATAATCCTCGGATCGCTACCAGGGCCGAAAAGCATCTTGTTTTGCTGCGAGCCACCCTGCGGTAGAATAGTTTCCTGACTAAAGCTATTCGGATACATATCTTCCTGCATTCTAGCCATCGTCGCTGGGTTCGGCGCAACCTGAGCCACACCGTCGTACCCAACCTGCATCAGTTCTGGTCCTTCTTCCCCGACCGTTACCGTTTGGCCGGGATACACAGGACCGCCGTAACGACGTTCTCCAATCCTTCGTTCCTTTTGAAGCTCGTCAAGCACACTGTTGTACGGATTATCGTCGTCAGCCGCCGCTGCCGGAAGTTGTGCTTGAGGTGTTGCGGCCTTGGGTTGTAAAGCGGTAATAGGGGCTCTCAATGCGTTCAAAATATCCTGGTCAGACGGCACAGCGCCATTTTGATTTTGCTCCATAAGCCGAGTCCTAGTATTGTTCCACGCCTCAAAGTAATCTTTGGGGTTTTCTTGAGCCCACTTATTAAACGCATCAGGCGCTTGACGTTGCTCGCGAACAGCATTCGCAGTAGATGGGTCCAATGTGCTCGTTCCCAAAAGAGCTTCCTTGTTTCTGAGAATTCTATCTAAGCCTTCTTGTTTCTGTGCGTCGTTAAGTCGCGTATTATTTCGCAGTGTATTTTCTCTGTCTATGAGATTTCGTAATTGCCTAGATACTCCATAGCCAAACCCACCTGCATCGATCATCTTTTGGATTTCTGCATTGTCTTCTTGCCACGATGCCATTGACGGCTGTTGCGGCAAAACTGGGTCAACACCAAACACTGGCTCCGCACCGATCCCTGGCTTGGCTTTTTTCTTTTGATCGCCAATGCCGATGCCACCATACGTGCCGCCAGTGTTGTACTTCAGCGGTTGCATTTGCGATGAACGCATTGCGTTATCACGTTCTTGCTGACGCTGAACCATCTGCATGCCAGCGTTGAAACGCGAGTCGTCCTTGGTTTGCATTATGCCAGCAACGTCGTGTCGTAATTTAATTCCCATGAAACTTCTCCTTTTAATCAAGCGATTTTACTGCATTTCCAATTTTTTTGGTATTTTCGCTTCGAAGGCATTAGGACAAGGTTTAGGCTCAATAGAAATCACGGTCTTTCGCAGAATCTGAGACATGACCTTAGCCTGTTCGTAGCTAGACTCTATGAACCAGCCGACATTGAATTTTTGGCACTGCTCTGCTTTCCAAGAACCCATGCAAGAACGGTTCCGTTCTTCAAATGTGCCTGGATACATCACGAGTTGACCGTAGCTGATGCGATATCGACTTAACCACTCCTCTGTTAAATCTCGGTACGCCTCTCGCCTAGCAGTGATAATAAAAGGGACGGTGTAATCTCGAGGAGTTCGTATGGGCTTCCGAGTCGTCATCCATTCTCGATACCTCGGCCCATCGTCGTCGTCACCTATCGGGCAGTCGTCGCATAAAACTCCGTCAAAGTCGATTCCCACATTCATCGTTCGAAACGTATAGCCATTATTGAACAAGTTCCAGTCAAAAAGGTGAGGCATTTCCAAGTCTACGGCACAACCCGTTATCTTTTGTTTGCCGCGATTGGTTGCATAGACGACATAAAAAGGCAAGTCAGTGTTTATTTCTTCAGCCGAACGTCCAGTACACGATGAATCATCTACTACGATGATTTCGCCCCCATGCTCAATGCGTTTCCCATGTACACTTGGAACTCGAATGCGAGAACCGCCTCCGATGTATCGCAAGCCAGCGGCAGTGATTTCATACAACGGAACACCGAGTCGAATGGATATATCGCAAGCTGCACGCATGCCAGAACGCGGGACGCCAGCAATCCCAGCCACATCTGGATGCCTGTCGAGAATAATTTGCGATAAGGTCAAAGTATCTCGAGTAAACTGGTCCCATGTTATGACCGACTGCACCAAATCTTTACCTTGAAGCACATCGATGTACTCTTTAATGGCTTCACATCTATTTGGATGGGCAGCGAAATGTGCAATATACGCATCTCGCAAGCCAGCATCAAATTCTCCTGCGTTGTTATTGTTAAACCACCACTGCCAATTCCACTTGGAGTCTAGTGTTTTGAGCGTTGCACCATTTTTCACTGCTTTTCTAAGTTGCTCTCCCACCCAAGTTTGTTCTATGCAATGCGATGTGCCGATATACTGTTCTGGTCTTTTCCAAATGTCACATGCGAGCTTGCGAGACAAAACCACTCCAGAATTAAAACATTGAGAAGTGTGTGGAATTCTTTTTCCAGTGACTGCTGCAATCGCCTTTCGGTCCCGCCTAAGCCACTCGGCATCTCCGATCCTTGGTCCGTCATCGTGTACGCAGATTGTTTCGCTGTACTCGTCAAAAATATTAGGCGCTGTTGGCTTGACAACGCAGTCGGCGTCAAGGAACAAAACTTCGTCATATTGTTGGCAAAAGTGCCAAGTTCGGAACTTCTCCATGAGTGCCCATTCTTCTGTCTGATTATCCAGACCGATAAAATCCGCTTCGCATCTATCGGCATACGCCTGCATCAAAGGCCACGTGAGCCTTGACATCGCGATGTAGTCATAACCAGTTGCCACCGAAACAATACATCGCTTACGTCCCGTGTCTGGCCTTCTGTGCCTCCAAAGAGCGTAAGCGCGATCGAGACTGCAAACAGGTTTATTAAGCGCCTTGTTCACTTCGTTGTGCAAAACAATAGAAGATTCAAAAAACGCTTGCTCAGATTCAAAAGATATTGGGTGCGTTTTTTCGAGGCTCGCAAAATGATTTCCGCAACCACATTTACTCCCTACAACCTCATCTTTCCATGCTTTATACCAAATTCGGCTACAGTCTTTATTAAGGTGCAAGGCTTTCCATCTTTTGCGTCCCTGCTCTTCTTTGAGGCGTTGCGATTCCCTGACCTTTTCTCTGTTCGCCGCACGGGCTTCGCTTTGCAGCTTTTGCAAACCAGGAATTTTCCATGTGCGCCGTGTCGTCAAAACTGCCTTGGTACATGTGCAAACATACGGCAAGCGACAGTCGCCAGGAACCTCTTTAGAACATTCTGGGCAAATCTCAAACATCTAATGCGCAAACCTCAACTAAATATCTGCAACTTCCCCTGTTGCCTGCGTTCATAGGGTCAATTGGAACAGTGGTGCAAAAACAAAGCAAATTACTTGAAACTACAGTTATAGGTCCAAACATTGCACACGGTTGGCTGCAATCAGTACTGTAAGCTGGGAAAGATAATTGAGCCGAACATCCAATCGACACATTCAAATTTAACAAAGTGCCGCCGTATCCATTGCTTCCGCAACTGACCTCTAACGAAAAGTATTCATCTCCTAAACAACAAAAACCATCTCCTTCCCATACGCCATCTAACCTATTCCACTGCAACACAATTTCGCAAGGTGCGTTTATTTGCTCCATCTTGTCAAGGCGAATGCAAGGAACGTCGTCTGGGTGAACATAAATTTTAGCTACTAACGTCGGACCCCATTCAACCGAACCGTCAATACCATCGCACGTGCAAATACACGAATTGCATACGCCAAACGGAGCTGACTCTAAAAGATATCTGAAAAACGAAAACTTCCTTATAGTCATTCCGACTTCACTCAGCGAAAAACCAGAATAGTATCCGTTGGCGAACAAGCCACCATGAACTGTCGAAACAAGAGACAAGACTGCATTAGTTACACCTCCGCATAGAACATTGTCGGTGATAAACGCCCAAACAGTTCTTGTGTCTCCAGTCAAACCTATGATGTCATCCTCTTTGAGGATTGCTTCAACACCACCGCTGACTATCCCCAGCCGCAGAACAGAATTGGCTATGCCTTGCACCTCGAACTCGACAAAATAGTAATTCTCTGAATCGCACACCAACGGATCGCCGCTTGCTGTTCTATCTACGTTGACGAGCACTCTGTATTTGTCACCGCTATCAACAACTTCATCGCAAGTGACCAAAGAAGCGATCATACTTCCTTCGGGCACTGGATGCGGGACATTAAGAATGGCAAGTGCGTTTGCGACCAAACATCTCGCTCCTCCGCACTGCTCGTCGATAATTGCCGCTGCTATTTCGTAATCGCCCTCTTCGTCGCACCAGCGTCCACGCAGAGGTGTACCAGGGGTTCTGCCGAAACCATCTTCGTGAATTAAACATGTTGCATCACAGCAACAATTCCACCATGCCATGAATTATTCCCTATTCCTCTTGCAAGCACTCGCAGTCATTCTCTCCTGCAGGTTCGCATTCGCATGCGTCAACTTCATCTGGGTCGCATTTAGCTTGTAAGATGTAGTATTTGCCCTCTTGAAACAAAACTAATCCTTTCGTACCTTCTTCCATGTTAGTAAACAGACCGTCTGGATCGTAAATGTTTGCAGTATGGGGCCAGTAACCAGACATCTGCCTTACGCAAGCCTCGCAAAATGTTCCAGTTAATGTTTCTAATGACTGAAACCTAAAGATTTTTGTCTCAGTATGAACAAACAACCAATTTATGACCTTACCGTTGTGGTCATAAAGGATTGATATTTTGTTTGTCAAACACTTTGGATGACCTCCGTATTCTGGAGAGTCGGAAACACCAGAGTTTTGCCCAACTCTCCATTTTACTTCAACTGGCGACGGAGGCACATAATGCGGGGCATAATCAGCTGTGCCTTGTGTTGGCAAAACAGCAGGAAATATATCTCCTATGCGATATCGCTTCGCTCCACCCGATGTAACCCTACACCCATATGGCTTTGCAACGGATATTCCAGGTTTTTCAGAATTGTTTTCCTCGAAATCAATGAACTTAAGCATTCTGGGGTCGAAACCTCTGCAGATCACGTGATTCGGATAATTGTCTTCACATGCAACTTGCAGCATTGCACAATACGGAAAAACTCCGAAAATCTCCAAATCATTATGCTCACCACGCACAGGGTTGTACGGTGGCGGTATTGTGAATTCTGGAGTAGGCCTGCGTAGTTTGCGAAAACCAGACATATTAGTTTGGAGTCAACCATCCTCCTCCAGCATCAGCAAGACCAGCTATCATAGATGCCATGTCTTTCCATTCAGGAGCCACGTCTTCGCGTCGTTCCACAAACGAATACAAACCAATAAGCAGTTTGTTGCGTTCGTCAATCTGGTAAGCCATAAGCCTTGTGTTCTCAGCGGCAACACTTTTCCATCCTTCTAGTCTCCTGACAGATGTCTCCATCAACTGCACGACTGCCCTATTTTTGTGCTCAGCCAGAGAGTTTGCGTTCTGCATCAGAAGAACCGCATACCTTTCTTTGCCAGAAATAAATGCAGTCAAAGCTGCTTGCAATTGGCTAAGCAAAGTATGTCTTTCGGACATTTCTGTTTTCGAAACATCTTGCGAAGCTGCGTACTGGCGCTGTATCGACTCCAGAAACTGAGCTTCAATCTGTTGTATGCGTTCGTAACGCTTTCCGGCGTCGTCCATCTTCCATTTAGCAAAGATGTCTCGCAACTGATATATCCTATCAACCGATTCGATTGTTCTCTGCCTGATATCCTGCAACTTCGCATACAAATTTGAAGATAGCTCAATCCCGTATTTGTAATTGGCATCTTTCGCAGAGAATATAGCCTGCTTGCCAGCAAGCACTCGATTTCGTACTTCATTACGCAGTGCGTATATGTTGCTGACAAGTGAAGCTTGGTATCGCAAAACCTCTTGCTGAGCTGAGTGAAGCCTATCCTTTCCGTCAAGAGTTCGCGAATTCAGCAGCGTGCTTTGTTCGTAAATCCTGTGTTGGTTTTCAAGCTTTTCTCGATTCAACCTGTCGTTTAGCAGCTGTATGTTTTCATCCCTGTCTCTGTTATTCCTAGCTGTCAAGTCGCTTATGATGGTCGAAGTGTAAAGCCCTCTACTGACAAGCTGCTGCATTTGAATTGACAGATTCGCGACAAACTGCTCGTTGATCCTCGCAAGATCCGCAGCCCCGAGATCCGTAAGAAACTGCCGAGCCAATGCCTTGTGTTCATTGTACTCGTTCTGTAGGCGACCCAAAACAGAGTTAAAGTCGCTCGAAAATTGATTAGAAAGCGTACCAGCGTCCGTCTTAAATTTATCTAAATCTACAGCAATGCTTTGGAAATCTGTTTCAAGCAAAATAAGTATTTCGTCTACCTTGACAACATACTCGTTCACATTTACATCTACGCTTGCCAGCTGTGTGTCAATGTCCGCTGCGTGAGATGTGTAATTGTTTGCAAGGAGTGTAAATTGCTGCGTGTAGTCTGCAATGTGACTGTTGAGCACAGTGCCAAGTGAAGTGATTTGCGACAAAACATCTGACAAGTAAGACGCAAAGTTTTGATCTAATTCGGTAAGCTTGCTATTGTAATTGTTGATAAAATTAGACAGAAACGTCTCTTGCTCAGAAAACAACGTATTGATTTTGCTTGCGTTGGCAGTCGCGTTTTGCTCAAGCTCTCCAAGTCTGAGCAAAGTTTCGTTCAGTGCTATCTTCGCGGCTTGCGCATCAAGTATTGTCTGCGTCTTGTTTTCCTCTATCATCGTTTCAATGGCTGTCATATATGTGTCTAAGTCAGCCAAATACACGCCAGACTGCAAATTTTGCTCTTCTATTTGAGCATTGAAATGAGTCTGGGACGTATCAATCATTTGCGTCCAATTCCTGACAATCTGATTGTACCTAAGTTCGTTTGCCGTCCTTGCGTCGTTTGCGGCAATTGTGTAGTTGTTACAAAGGTCAAGTAGCAATCGCTGTCGTTGCAATCCCTCCTTTCTTAAGCTGAAATAATTAGTCGGAGGAACGGTCGTGTTGTCTTGGGTTATTCCAGTGACCTCGAACCCCTGGGCAACAAGCCATCCCATAATGTTTTCTGGCACTTGCGAAATGCTTTGCACCACCCACCACACCCCAAGAGCTGGGTTTGGGACGCGATCAAGATCAATCTCCTGCTGACTTGGATTTAGAGCTGGAACATTAGGAATTACGTTTGCTGTCACAATGAACTCCTTTATTAAGCGTTAGCCGCTCTTGCCGTCATTTCAAAAACAGTCCAAGTGTCAGCCGCAGAACAGAAACACCTGACTCCCTTGTCCGCTGGAATAACGATAGCAGCGTTCGCTCCTTGACCGTTTAAGAATCCGCCAGTTGCTGGATACAACTTTGCGGAAGTGCCGCTAGTGTTGATTATTTCCATGATATCGCCAGCTACACCGTTTGGAAGCTTTACGCCTTTAACCGAACTGTCGCAAGTAATAAATGTCGTGTTGGTCGTTGCTAACGCAGCAGCGTCTCCAGCAACGCTACCATTAGCAGCAACTGGCGTGGCAGTCAGGCTTGCGAATGTAGCCCAAGAACCATCCCCTCGCAAAAACTGTCTCGCGTTATTACTCAGTTTAGGTAGAAGGCCGTGATATGTAGACGTTGCGTTCAGATCGGTGTTGTCGTCGGGAATGGCAAAGTCATCTAACTTGATTGCTTTTGCGTCGTCCAAGAACCTAAAATCCCAAAGATTTCCTAACGACAGCTTTTTTGCTGTTCCGCCAGCAATAATGTACAAGGTGTCGGCATCTGCTGCAGGACTTGCGCTTGACAGAGTAGGAACGTAAATCGCAAACTCAGACCAAAAGTGCGACCTCAAATTTGCTAAGGTGACTTTTGAATTTGTTGCCCCTTCATCGACAAGGAACAAGTCATCATTGGAAAGTGTTGCACTGGTGACCAAACCGCCGATATCGATGCTGTTAGTAACAACGGAACCAATATAATTTGCGAGCGCCGTGACGCTTACCGTGTAACTTACTCCAGATCGCCGCATCCAAAAAGTATCGCCCACCAAAACGGGTGATGCAGCCGATTTGTCCCACATTTCTGTTTCCATGTAGGATGCGATAGTTGAACTAGCAACCTTCTTCGGCGTAGTGCCTTCTATAACATAAAACACATCTGCGTCTTCAAGCGGCGTAAGCGTTGTCAATCCTGAAACGTACGACTGGAAATCGGTCCACAGCTTTGTCTCAAGCTCCGTAAGCGTTGCCTTCTTTGGGGTGGCTCCATCACCAATCAGAAAAATTGAACTAGGAGCCAAAGTTGCAGGAGTTAAACCAGTAAGGTCCAATACGCCAGACTGAACTCCAACTAAGACGAATGTTCTCAACTGGTCTACGGTCACGCTATAGGTAGTTGATCCTCGACCAATGATAACTTTGTCGCCAGTCGTAACAGGGTTTCCGCTTGCTGCCGACCAGCCAGAAGCCAGCACATGCGTTGATAGCAAGCCAATATCCAGCTTGTTCTGAGTGCCAGACCTGAATATCAAAAAGCTGTCCCCAGCTAACGCACTACCAGCCGCTGCAGCGCTATCTTGTGTCGCCACGACGTACGAGGCAATGTTCGCTCCTGTGGCTGTCCTGCCTGTTCCGCTTCTCTCAAGAAGAAACACGTCTGTTGCGTTTGCTGGAGCGCCCAAAGCGGCGTAATTGTCCCAAGCATCAGAAACAACAGCAGCACCTACCTCTGAGCGAACGTAGGTTGCAATGGTCTGCGCTGTAACTTTGCTAGCCACGCCGCTGTCGCTTGCATAGAACGTATCTCCGTCATCGAGAACAGATATTGCTGGCAAACCTGCAACGTAAGCAAGGTAGTCAGTGTACACCCGATCCCTGATCACCTGTAACGTCGTCTTGAGTGCTGTCGAACCCTGAGCCAAAACAAATTGATCTGTGAGATTGAGCGGAGTTGTCGCGGCAGTTAAACCGTTAATTTGCGCACCGAGCGCAACATCGGTAGAGTTAAGAAAAGTCCTGACGGTGGCGATGTCAATCTGCTTAAGCACACCTCCGTCATTAAAGACCAGCTTGTCCCCATTGACAATCGTAGTCTCGGTAGGAAGAGCCTCGAGCTTATCAACTATCCAGTTAAAAAAGTTTTGAACTGTTATTATTTTTTCAACGTCAGACTGAAAAACATTAACTTCGTCCGCATCGTTCAGCGTCGTAACAACTGCCGCCTTATGCAACGTTTCGACAACAAATGCCGCCAGCAAAGTAGCCGTGACATGACGCGATGTAGTGCCGTCAACAAGCGGAACCTTCTCTGGACCCGTAAGCGTGTCAGCCGCAAGTCCAGCAATCCAATTTGAAAATGTTACGTCAGGCAAAGTTACCTCCACGCCCCAGAGGGCTCGATGACCGCGTTTGCACCTTCCCATGCCCAGTTGCCGCTTGGAGCAGAAACAAGCAGGATCATGTATTTACCCCTAGCACGGGGATAGCTTCTATGGTTTACACCGGCGACCCAGGTTCCACTGCTATGCACGTTTGCTGGAGTAGTTCCAGCAATTAACGCCTCGATAGCAGCCTTCGCATTGACGCTCACCTGTTCTGCGGTATCGGAAACCATAACCCTCCAGGTAACGTTCACGCTCCCAGACGCAGTTATACCATGCAACTGGATCAGCCTTCCGTAAGTGTTTCCGTTGCCAAGCCGCAATGGACCTATCGCCACGTAAGACCCTGAATGCCCGACCTTAAACGGCCAAAAACCCTGCCTCTCAGTATCAAACATCCAAGAAACGGAAGCTGTAGGAATGTGGATGTACACACCTCTCGTTTCGTGATCGTAATCCAGCACCGTATTGACATCCGTAACGCCAGTCAAATGCTCTGGTATGACATCTTCAGAGATCGCCTGCAGCCCTTCCCCAGACGCAGACACGGTGTAAAGACCATGCGAAGACAAGAAGTAATACCTATCGAGATGGTCACGACACCATGCCTTTGCGCCAACCATGCCTACTTCGCGAGAAATGTTTCGCAAGCCGCCATCCGCCACTGGATCTCCTTGCACAACCCAAAGCGACCCACTAGTCGCTGCCAGCATATAAGCGTCTTTGTGCGGAATTAGTGAAACAATGTCACCTCCGATTTCGCCAGCTTCAGAAAGTTGCATCACAAACGGACGCATAACGTCTGAAACATCAGAACCCAAAAACCAATCCGAGTAATTCCCTTGACGGCTAGCGTAAATAATCTTCCCAACTGGTCTGATAAGCCTGTCTCGGTAAACACACTGAGAAGGCTGACTTGCTGGTGCATTTGTGCCAGGATTTACGTAAACAGTACCTCCACTATGCAACGCCGCTTCTCCAGAATTACCAACAATGTAATTTCCAGAATCGTCTGTTATCCTGTTACCAGCGCCGTCAGCAAAATACTCAGCAGAAGTAGGAAGAGGAGGAGAATAACCAGACTGAGACCACGAGCCACCACGAAGACGCCCCTGGAAGTCTTCCGAACGACAGTTTACAGCCCAAGGACTGAAATACTGCTCCCTCCTGCCTGTTTCTTGTCGAAGAGACAGCCTTCTGTTTACTCCAGATGGAAACAGTATTTCTTTGTTTGACATGTCATCGCTTAAGCATCAGGAACTGCAAGTTGACCAGGAGTTCCGTTCGCAGCAACAGTAAACCCCTTCCAATTAGTTGGCGACTCGCAAATCAGGATCGCCATTACATTTTGGGAGAGCGCAGACTCGAAGTTAGTACCTGTAGTTCCGTTGATACCAACAGCAGCTGGAGAAGTCGTTCGGATTTCGCCACCCGTGGCCGCTCCAGCAATGATAACAATCTTTCCTGGGTCTGGAGCAGGAAGAATCAAAATGTTATCAACCGCGCCCCAAGTAGGGATAACGAGTTGAAGCAAACGCTCCTCTGGAATCCTTGTGCCTGCTGCAGTGGCGGTCAAACGCACAACACCAGGACCGCCAGAAGCAAAGGCTTGCAATGCGTCATTCAGAAGATTATGAGGCGACGACATAAAATTACTCCTTGTAAAAAACTCAGTCTTTCAGCGTAACACCGACAACGCCAGCGGCATTACCTGTAATCTTGACAAAACGCGCTCCGCTTAACGCAGCGGGAATCGGATGGGCTTGGCCCGCAGCCACAGTTTGCGTAACAGCAGCACTGGAGGCATCTTCAGCCGCCAAATAAGCACCGTCGATTTTAGTGCTGGAATGCCATGTCAACGTCGTTAGAGATGACCCAGATGGGATGTGAACCATTCCAAATTCGAAATCTCCAATGTTAATAGCTGTGCTGTCGGCAATATTGGCAACAAGCGCGACATTGATTGATTCAATTGATACACTGTATTTCGCGGTTGTCATAATTCGTTTCCATTCAAAGATATTCCGCTTATTCGCTGTTCGCGACTGCGATAATCATAGTCGAAAACGCCAAATTTACCACTTTCCCCTCGCGGCATATCTCTTCCGAGGCTAGTCGGGCTAGAGCGATCTTGGTCGTTCCGAATAGCCAGAGCAATCAATTCTAAAAATCGCTTCTCGTGGACGTGCTCTCTTTCTTCGTAATTATGCTCTGCCGCAGCTAAACACGCTTCGAGAATAACCTGACTTAGCATTTCACCCCCAATTGGATATGGATTCGATTCGTCGATGTCAACTGGACGAAGAATCATTGGTACTCGCAAGGTGTAAGCCGCATCTGGGGCTGGATAAAACGCTAATGATTTGCGACTCCCAACAGTTGGGTCAAACCTTTCTGTCCTGATAGTGTAGAAAACAGGCCTGTTAAACTCAGGGTGGTCGGCTTCAAGTTTCCTGATTGTTGAGTTGTGCCTTTGCCGAACAGATGGATACCATTGGTCTGGACCTGGATAAAACGCTAAATCGCTGTCGTTTGCCACCGTGTCAAAGGCCGCATCCATTGGAATTTCTGGTCGAGCGAGCTTGTACGACGAAGCGCTAGCAACGGCAACGGAAGTGTCGTCAAGAGTTATTTGAGAGTTACTTTGGCGACTTGCTACTGAATAATACTTGTTGTTTACCGTAAAAACGCCACTTGCAGCCCAAGCCGGGAACGTCCCTCCAGCCAGCGTTACAACCCCAGCGGCAATCGTCACCGTCCCAGTAGCGTACGGAGCCGTTGTGACCACATCAGCTAGCGGCCTAAAAAAAGACCATTCGTGGGCCGAGTAAACGCGATAAAGACCGTCGTGAATGCAATATTTTATCCTAGTCAACTGATCTGCAGAAAATGAATCCCCAGACTCAGCACCGAACAGATAATGACCAACTCGCTCTACCAGACTTGAATAGCTAGTCGGCCCAGCTGCAGCGCTTGTGCGAGCCGCAAAGTCAATTTCGAAATGATAGGTTGCACCTTCGTAAACAAACTCAACATACCCAGTGTATGCAACATTGATCACATCAGTGAACTCGTACTGATATGTACCCGTTGCAACCTGTGTCATTGCAGTGTTGTTGGCGACAACGACCGCATTTGTGTCGTTTCGTTTCACACCAAACGTATTTGTCGGGTCTGACAAAGTTGCCGAGGTGACGTTTGTAGGGACGCCCTCAACCCTAAATGTTTTCCGTATTATTCTTGCCATAATCAGTCAATAGTTATGCTATTGTCCTCTACGGAAATGTTTTTTATACCTGTCGCTGCCGCTTCGTCTCTTGGGTAAAACGTCGCCGTGCTCAACGTGAGGTCGTACACCTCATTGGCGAACCCACCCGTCGCACCAACAAACGCATTGAGCCGATACGCACCGGCAGCAATGTCGGTAAATGCCACGCTGTAGCGGTTCTTGTCGTTTGTCTTCTCGCTTGCCGATGCGGTAGCGACGACCGTATCGCTGCCCAAGGCGAACAGTTTGCACGAAAGCGTCAATCCAGTACCGGCAGAAAACTCAAGCGTCTGCGTTGCCATCCGTTTCGTCCTTCAATGCTTGGATCTTCGCTGCCAACGGCAACAGCACACTTGCGGCTTGGAGTCCACCGTTCTTAACGGCCAAGTCTAAGCATGCCATCAGTTGCTGCTGTTCTTCTTTGGTGATTTCGAGGTTCATGATTACTCCGGTAAAACGTCAGGAATCTGCAACTGGGCTACGAGTGCCGCTTGTTGCTCTGGACTTAAAGAATCAAACATCTGCAACGCCGACTTCTTCTTGAAATCGATGAGTTGCTTGTAGTAGCTATCGCAAGCCGACCGTATTACCGAATCAAGATAGCTCTGTGCCGTGAACAGTTCCTTGAGCGGCTTCTTGTCCGCTTCGGGCAGACTCGCATTACTTGCGGTGATCTGTTCGTTCTCGGTGACGATGGGCTTGTTCGCTTCAAGGCAAGCGAAGCCTACGCCCCATTGTTGTTCTTGTGTTAACTGTGTTAGGTCGATCATGGTTTGGGTTCCTATGTATGTATATACACGAAATTAGTTAATGTTTATTTAATTTGGCTGGCTGTGGTAGTCGCTAATGATTGCTTAATTTCTGGCAAATAGAAAGCCTCGGCATCGACTACACTATTAAACCATCGCCAGCCATCGACAGGGTAGGTGTATGTATCTTTTTGGTCGCGGAACAACTGGTATTCGTTGCATCGCACGAAATTAGGTGCGTGGTGTATTGTTCCGCTTTCCAGCTTATAAAAACCGTCGCTCATGTTGTCACGGTCCATCCTTTGTTGGTCGCTATTGTTTCGTCATCGGTTGCTGTTCCTGGATTTCCTGTGACCGTGATAGTTCGATTATTCTGAATTGCAGCAACGCCGCCAGAAACATATGTGCCGGTTGCCGCGTTGGTCACAGTAAATGTTCCGTTCGTCGTGTTCACCGTCGCAACCGTTGCGTTTGTCAGGTTATAAGCAACTGGACTAACGCCCGTGATAGTCACCGTCCTGCCTGCGACGAATGCCGTGATGTCGTCCACGGTATAAGTAACCGTCGTTCCGTTGCCAGTAACATTGGTCACGTTCGGATTTAGCTTATCGAGTGCCGTGTACATTTCGTTTAGCTCTGCGGCGCTCATATTGCAGCCGTTAAACGACTGTGTCCACCGCATTCCTGTTAGCTTTGCTTTTCCGAGAGTTACAGATCCAGACAATGTCATATTGTTATTGTTTACCGAGGAGATTGCGGATAGCGTTAGTTCTGGTATTGTGCGTAACGATGAACAGCTTGAAAACATGCTAGCCATGGTTGTCACCGCAGCCGTATTAAACAGCGGGACACTCTGGAGCGATGAGCAGGTGTTAAACATGCTATTCATGGCTGTCACCGCAGCCGTGTTAAACAGCGGGACGCTTTGAAGCGATGTGCAGTCGTTAAACATGCTAGCCATGGTCGTTACCGCAGCCGTGTTAAACAGCGGGACGCTCTGGAGCGATGCGCAGCCGTTAAACATGCTAGCCATGGTCGTTACCGCAGCCGTGTTAAACAGCGGGACACTCTGGAGCGATGAGCAGCCGTTAAACATGCTAGTCATGGCTGTCACCGCTGCCGTGTTAAACAGCGGGACACTCTGGAGCGATGAGCAGGTGTTAAACATGCTAGTCATGGCTGTCACCGCAGCCGTGTTAAATAGCGGGACGCTTTGAAGCGATGTGCAGTCGTTAAACATGCTAGTCATGGTCGTTACCGCAGCCGTGTTAAACAGCGGGACGCTCTGGAGCGATGCGCAGCCGTTAAACATGCTAGCCATGGTCGTTACCGCAGCCGTGTTAAACAGCGGGACGCTCTGGAGCGATGCGCAGCCGTTAAACATGCTAGCCATGGTCGTTACCGCAGCCGTGTTAAACAGCGGGACGCTCTGGAGCGATGCGCAGCCGTTAAACATGCTAGCCATGGTCGTTACCGCAGCCGTGTTAAACAGCGGGACGCTCTGGAGCGATGCGCAGTCGTTAAACATGCTATCCATGGTCGTTACCGCAGCCGTGTTAAACGCCGGTACGCTCTGGAGCGATGTGCAGCCGTTAAACATGCTAGCCATGGTCGTTACCGCAGCCGTGTTAAACAGCGGGACACTCTGGAGCGATGAGCAGCCGTTAAACATGCTAGCCATGGTCGTTACCGCAGCCGTGTTAAACAGCGGGACACTCTGTAATTCACGACAACCGTTAAACATATTCGCCATTGTTGTCGTATTGTGCGAGACGATAGTTGCCTGCTCTAAAAACGTTAGTAAGCACGTTTGCGTACCGGCGCTATTAACTCCACCTAATCTCAGCGTCGTAGCATTTGGTGCAGATACTGCGACATCTAGCCATGTCACAACCGTACTCGTCGATGACCTCGCCGAATGTCGGTAATTAAGTCCGACCTCGGAAAACGTAGCACCCGCAGTGGTTGGCGTTACCGTGACGATTGCCTGCCGATATCCGCGAGAGCAATCTGTCGATGAGCTTAAATTAGAGTATGTGTAGTTGTATTCCGCAGTCGTGTTCGTCGTGTATGTTTGCGGTGCTGTTCCATCACCCCAATCTACGGTGTATGTGCCCGTGGAAACTTGACATCGCAAAGCGACGTAGTTAGACGCTTGATCGAAGACAGCTATCAACCCAACAAATTTTTGTTCTGCTGCACCTGGAATAGTCAACGCTAACCAATCCGATGGACGAACCCACTGTGCAGGCTGAACTGGATTGTTCGTCTTGTTTGGCTTGCCACCGCGTAGCGATATACTGCTCTGATTGGCACGGTACAGGGACATTACGTAATCTCCGTTCCGTAAGCGGAAAACGCAAACGAGGTATTACTCGCTTGCACCGTAATGACATCCGTCGCTGCCAAAGTGATGCCAAGAGTGAACATCATCGAATCGTTGGCGTTTACGGCAACATCGAAAGCGATGTAATGCTGATTCGCAATTGCGGCTCCAGCAGGACGAATGGCTATCCGAAATGTTCCAGAGGTTCCGAGGTTGGCAACGGAAATCGTCGATACAACCGTCGATGTTGACGCTGGAACCGTATAAAGGGTCGTGTCAGTCGTCGCGGCTGGATTCGATTGTCCGAGTACTTTGTATGCTGATGGCATGTTGCTAGCCTCCCATCAAAAGGAAGGGATCAATTACAGTTGCAGAGCTTCCTGTGCTTGCAGGAGTTTGCCAGGTAACTGTGCCTGATCCGTTGGTTGTTAAAACTTGTCCGTTAGTTCCAGTCGTTGTAGGCAGTGTATTGCCTGTTATTGTGACTGCGCCACTGCTTGCAATCGTCAACCTCGTCACCCCATCCGTCTGCAACTCCAGTGCCCTAGCACTGCCAGTCCCCGCTTTCTCTGTGCCGATGCGGTATGCCGTGCCAGTGGTGTTGTACTCCAAGAACATGCGTTCGTAGTTCGAGGAGTTGGTAAACGTTCCATAAAGGTTGAAACGCTGTGCATTTCCGGCATTTCTCTGGGCGAGGGTGTTGGCGGCGTCGTTGATTAGCCAAGCTCCGTTAGACATACCGCCACCAGCAGCGATTCCGATTCCCAATCCAGATATTGGATCAATTTCAACGCGAGGAACTTCGTTTGCACCTAACCTCAACGAATGCGAGTAAGCAGTATAAACAATACTTTGAGCGGATACGTTTTCTGATGCAATATATGGACTACCGTAAAGCCGTAAGTAAGGCGTTCTGACCCAACCATCTTTAGTGACACGGAACCTGCTAACTCCTCCAGTTTGCAAGTCCATAAGCAGCGAATTTGCATTACTCGCCGTGTCGGTGACATTCACCTTGATGAGCGTTGGCGTTCCAGTGGTGTTCCAGGTTTGCGAAATATCTAAGGCAGATGTAGCAGATGAGCCGGTGAGGGATGCGGGGGTAAATGATACATTACCGCTAGTTAATAGATTATGCAAACCATAGTCGATAGCCATAAATTACTCCGCTGGCGGTACGATATTGACCGAGCCGTCTTCGTTGTATGTAAAATTGCCCACCACGGACACGCCGCGTTCTATTGCGTCTGGATTTATTGTTGCCAATAATGCCCCTAGCTTTGCGTGAAGCTCGAACATTTCTCGCGCATTGGTTCCGAGTTCTGCCGCTATTTGCTCGGGCGTTGCTCCATCGCGACCAAGCCAAAAAGACTCTGCGCCCTCGTTGAACGAATTCGTCATTTGAGCGTATAATTGTCGCGTATTATTTATTAATCTTCTGGCTATTCTTTTTGCCGGTTCTGGTTGTGGAGCATCAAAATTTCCGTCTAAAATTCCCATGTTAATTTCTCCAAATCTCAAGATTGGAATATTTTTCCGTTAACGACGGCCCCAGTATTTTACTGCTATTATGCGGCACTGGTTCTACAGCAGGTTTGATTCGGTGTAAATTTGGTATTCTGTGAACTCCTTCGTCGTCTTCCTGAGTGTATTGTTGTACGTTATCAAAGCAGTGATTGTAGTAGGGTAGTTCTAGATAATCATACACGTTTTTTAGTGTTTGCTGTGGATGTGCGGTTAAGTCGTCAAACTCTACAAACAATAACTTGTTTTTGTAACCGCGCGATATTGCGTCCTTTACTCTATTATACGCTAAACCTACGGGCTGTTCCGCGC